AAAATTGGGGGGGGGCGCCCACCCCCCCCCCGCCGGGCCCATTAGAGGAACTCCACCGGCTTGGCCTTGCGGCCAGCGGGGATCCGCTTCTGGAGAGGCTTGTCTTCCAGGAGCATCAAGGATGCTCCGCCGAAGTTGCTATAGCACAGAACGGGCTTCAGCCCCTTGCGCATAGCGGCCTCGATTTGGGCGATGGTGTGAGCCACCGCCTTCCTGTTGTCACCCGTCGGCGAAACGCCGGGGATGAAACAGGAGTATGGGGCGAGCGGCAATTTTGCCGCCTTGATCCGCTCCAACAACGCGTTGATATTCGCGTTGTTGTAGGTGGATGCCCCCTTGGGAGCAGGGGCCTTGTCCGTCACACGACGGAGTTGAACCCCGGTGTCGCTCTTGCGGAGCCACACCATGCCGTCAAAACGGCCAGCCATACAAGCCTACCTTTCTAGGGGCCACGGGCTATGGCGGGCCCGCTCCCCCTTGCTAGTTCCGGCGTCCCGGTGAGAAACAGCGCCCCTCAAGGGGGCTTGCCGGCGGCCGTCGCTGCCGACGCCCCCTTTGAACCAGAGCGCCGGCTGGCGGGCAAATGTCCAATGATTTCAATGACTTAACCGCTTTCGCGCGCCCTCGCGCGCCGAGGCCCGACCAATGACCCCCCGAAACTAGAGGGGAGCGAAGCGACCCGCGACCGCGCCCGCGCCCGCGCCCGCGCCCGCGCCCGCGCCCGCGCCACCCGCGCGAAAGAGGCCCGCCCCGGATCTCTCCAGGGCGGGCGGTCAGTCAGATGATGTGGACCTGGGTTCGTCCGTCCGGCATCCACCAGACCATCGTTCGGGCCGCTGTGCGGCCGAAGTCGCCGCGGTGGCAGATGGTGGTTCGGCGGTGTCCCTCCACGTTGATGTGTACGGCACCGGTGATGGTGGCTGGGTCGATGGTCCGGCCGGCCTGGGCCAGGACTTCGAGCGCCTCAGTTAGCTGCTTGGCAAACATACTATGTCCTCCGGTTGGGGAGGGGCCGGCGGGATGCCGGCCCCTCAGGTCACTCGCCGTACAGGGCGATCTCAGCTGCGATCTGACGATCGATCTCAGCCCACCTCCGCTCGGCCGCAGCCCGCTTCTGGGCGTATTCACGAGCGACCTTGTCGCATCTGGCCTGCTCTTCGCGGAGAGCCTTACGGCCCTCCACCTTGAGTTCGACCCGAACCTCGCGACCCTTGCGGTCGCGGACGTATTTAACAAAGCGCTGCATGTTACAGTCCTTGTCCGGCGTCCCGGGGAGGGTGGCGGCGCCCGGATGGGCTGTCCCGCACCAGCTGCCGTCGCTGCTGGCCTCATCAATCGGCCACAGCCTCGCGTAACGCGCAAATGTCCAATGATTTCAATGGGTTAAACGCACATCGGATGGCCGAGCGGAGGGGGGACATGGATGGCCGAAAATGACCCCCCGCCCCCTAGAGGTAAGCCTCTCACAGCAAAGCCCCAAAAACCCAAATGTATACAATTCCCGCGGTCAAATGGAGCGAACGATGTCTGTTTTTCAGCCCTCTACTTTTACGGTGAAGCGTCTTACCTATGCCGCGTAGAGGAAGCGCTTGCGTTGAGCGTCTTTGACGCAAGTCCGGTGCGTTATTTTGATTTTGATTGATGCCGCGCGCACGGGCATGATTTTCAAAGAAACGACGAACTGTCCTGCCGGGCTTCGGGTTTCTAGATGGTGACTCCGGCTGGGCTTGAACTAGCGTCCTTCAGTTTAGCAGACCGACGCTTTTCCAGCTGAGTTACGGATCCTCGCCAAGAACGCCGGGAAACGCCAACTTCCCGGCGTTCTAATTTCAGCTTACCACTTGAACGTGCGGCATACAATTTGACTTCCCAACCCCCGTCGTTTACAACGCCCCGAGGAGACCGCTGATGCAAAAACCCCCGTGGGAGAAGCCGAACCCGAAAGAGCGCAGCACCAAGCTGACTCCATCGCAGAAAGCCAAAGCCAAAGCGGCCGCGAAGGCCGGGGGTCGCAAATACCCCAACCTGGTTGACAACATGCGAGCGAGCCGGAGCGACAAGTGAACGCCCTTGCCCAGGAACTCCACGCTCAGACCGGCTGGTCAGACCGGCTGGCTTTCGATGTCGCCCTCACGATGGAGGGGTCCGGATTCGACATCAACGAGGTGCTTTCGGTCCACCAGATCGACGCGGCCGAGCTTGCCCGGTTCGGATCGGATCCGGTGTTCGCCCGCAAGGTGGATAACTACCGCTCGGAGATCCGGGAGAAGGGTCTGACGTTCAAGCTCAAGGCCCGCGCCCAGGCCGAGGAACTGCTCAACACTTCCTGGACTTTGATCCACGACCGCACGATCAGCCCGGCGGTCCGCGCCGATCTCATCAAGATGACCGTGAAATGGGCTGGTCTCGAGCCCAGGGGGGATCAGGCCGATACGCCCGTCGGGGAGGGGGTCAAGATCGTCATCAACATGGGTCCGCCGGCGGCGTTGCCGGGCGATGATGCGAAGACCGTGGTCGACGCTGTTGCGGTCGACACACCGATGGTCACGATCGGTTAGCGGTACAGGGGTATGCCGCCGAGCCCGACCCTGACCGGCTGGCGCTCCACGATCTTGATGCGGCCCAGGCGGATCAGTTCGAGTTTGCGTTCGAAAGGGGGTAGCTTGGCGAGGCGTTCCTGCAGCTCGGCTTCGGCCCGCTTCTCGGCGAGTTTTCGGGCAAGGGCTGCGCGGGCCTCGGCGCATCGCTTCTGTTGCTCGAGACGTATATCCCGTATCTGCAGTGCCGCTCTGACGGCGTCCACCATTCTCTGGCGTCGGACCGGGTCTCTCCAGCGGGCTTTCGTGATGGCTGACTGTGCGGCCCGCATGGCGGGGGTCCAGGTGAACTCCGCGTGCCGTGCGCGGCGGTGGGCTTCGAAATCGGGGTTTCTCCGCAACTCGGCGAGTCTGGCTGCGCGGCGTCTGGTGAGCTTTCCTCGGTCATAGGCGATGTTGTGGTGGGCCATGAAATCGCTCAGCCGAGCCACCGATATACCCAGGGACGCTGCGATTTCCCGGCGCAGAACGCAGGCGCCCACCTGTTGCCGGACCCACTCCAGATGTGGCAACAAACGTTTGAACTTGACCGATCGCGGGAGCTTCGGTTCCATGTCGGGGTCTGAGGACATGGAATGCAGATAAACTATACCCCGCCCCCCACAGGCAAGCGTTTTATGCTGTCGGACGCGAAAATGCGTGTTCTCATGGGCCCGGTGGGAAGCGGCAAGAGTGTGACCTGCTGCTTCGAGTTGGTTCGCCGCGCATATATGCAGAAGCCCGATGCGCAGGGGATCCGCCGCAGCCGGGCTGCGGTGGTGCGTGAAACGTCGCGCCAGCTCCAGGACACCACGATCAAGACCTTCCTTGACTGGTTCCCGAGCGGGGTGTGCGGGCAGTATATGAAGACCACGAAGACCTATTTCTTCAAGGTGGGCGATGTGGAGTGCGAGATCATGTTCCGCGCGCTGGACGACGCCGACGATGTCGCTAACCTCAATTCGCTCGAGCTCACTTTCGCCTGGTTCAACGAGTGTCGCGACATTCACCCGGCGATTGTCGACGCCATGTCGAAACGCATCGGTCGGTTCCCGTCGGCAAAGGACGGGGGCCCGACATGGCACGGGATGTGGGGGGATACCAACCCGCCGACCACGGACACATGGTGGTATTACCAGATGGAGCAGCTCAGTCCGGAGGACGGCGTCTCGCCGAACAACAACGGATGGGCGGTGTTCAAACAACCGTCGGGGCGCAGCCCGTTTGCGGAGAATATCGAAAACCTTCCGGAAGGTTACTACGACACTCAGGGTCGGTCGGAGGAATATATACGGGTTTACATCGACGGTGAGTATGGACAGTCGCTGGCAGGGCGGCCGGTGTTCAGGCAGTTCCGCCCCGACTATCACATGGCCCGAGAGGCGCTTCGTCCGATCATCAACGGCATACGGCCGGTCTTCGTGGGGATAGACCTCGGGCTCACACCCGCAGCCGTGGTCGGCCAGCAGGACGCCCGGGGGCGGGCATTGATCCTCGCCGAGGCGGTATCATTCGACATGGGGATACAGAGGTTTTCGCGGACTATCCTCAGGCCGCTGCTGCTTGAGCGGTTTCCCGGGGCGCCGGTGATTCTGGTTACGGACCCTGCCGGGGTCCAGCGGGCCCAGACCGATGAACGCAGCGCTGTGGATATTCTCAAGGCCGAGGGGTTCAAAGTGTTCCCGGCGAGGACGAACAATCTCACGGCCCGGATATCCGCCGTCGATGACTTCCTCATGCGCCAGGTCGACGGCGATCCTGCTTTTCTGATCGATCCGCGCTGCACCCACCTCAAGGCAGCACTCATGGGGGGTTATCGGTTCAAGAAAAACGATGAAGTCATCGACAAGAACAATCACTCTCACGTCGCCGAAGCTCTCCAGTATCTGATGCTCCACATTGCTACCGGCGGGGAGGGGCGGCTCGTTGCACGGGCGAGGCCGGTGAAAGATATTTCAGTGGCGGGCTGGACATGAGGCGGTTGGGTTGGTAATTTAGCGGCACTGCACTGTTCTCCAAACAGCAGCAGGGGCGGCACCTTTCCCCCAAGGGTGTCGCCCCACCATTGCCCGCGTGGGTGATATGTGTAAAATAGGGATCCATGGCTGGCCTGTCCCTTCTCCGAGTGGTCTCCAACGATGAACTGAGCCGCATGGAGGCGGAGCAGACCGCGAGGGCTCTGGAAGAACGCCAGCAGCAGCCGATGGTGTTGGGCATTGTGGCGTACGTACGCCGGTGCTGGGACGCTGCGCGGATCGCCAAGAAACCGATCGAGGATCGGATGCTCGCCAACATGCGCCAGCGCAAGGGGGAGTATGAAGCTTCGAAACTCTCGGAGATCCGCAAAGCCGGCGGGTCGGATGTGTTCATGCTGCTCACCGAGGTGAAGTGCCGCGGAGCCGAGAGTTGGCTGCGCGACGTCCTCATGGAGAATGGGACTCCGCCGTGGGATCTCACTCCCACGCCCATACCGGACCTGCCCCCCGGGGTTGCGGACCGCCTGGTCGAGATGGTCGGACAGCGGGCTTTGGAGAGCCTGCAGGAGACGGGCCGGGCTCCGACACCCGAGCAGATCGAGGAAATGCGGGAGATCGCGCAGCAGGAGATCCGGCTCCGTCTGCTGCAGGAGGCGCAGAACCGCGCCGACAAGATGAAGTATCGAATCGGCGACCAGTTTGCACAGGGCGGCTGGGCGCGTGCTGTCAACGAGTTCATCACGGATTTCGTGACCCACCCTGCGGCGATATTGAAGGGACCTGTCGTTCGCCGGCAGCGCAGACTTCGGTGGGTTTCGCAGCCCGGCGGTCAGTTCGGTGCAGAGGTGGAGGAGGTGCTCGCGCCGGAGTTCGACCGTGTTGATCCGTTTCGTTTCTACCCGCAGCCGGGGATCGGCGACGTTCAGGAGGGCTACTGCTTCGAAGTCCACAAGCTGTCCCGGGCGGATCTGGCCGACCTCATCGGGGTGCCCGGATATGATGAGGATGCGATTCGCGCCATCCTCATGATGGACACCGACCAAAGCTGGTTCGATGTGGAGGATGATCCGGGGAAGGAATCTCTGGAGAACAAGTTCAACACGCACTTCTCGACGGAGGTCGAGTTTTGGGCGATGGAGTTCTGGGGCAAGGTGAGTGGCCGCATGCTCCGTGAGTGGGGTCTCTCCGAAGAGGAGGTGCCCGACGAGGCCAGGGAGTATGACGCCAACGTGTGGATCGTGGCGAACTATGCGATCAAGGTGGTGCTGAACTACGACCCCCTCGGCGAGAAGCCATATTCGGTGTCGTCGATGGTCAAGGTCCCCGGCGCGATGTGGGGCAAAGGGCTGCCGGAGGTTATCGAGGATATCCAGGCTATCTGCAACGCGGCGGCTCGCGCGCTGGTCAACAACATGGGGATCTCGTCCGGCCCGCAGGTTGAGGTGAACATCGACAGACTTCCTCCTGAGGAGGAGATTACGAAGATGTATCCGTGGAAGATCTGGCAGGTGCTGAATGATCCTGCCGGATCGTCCGCTCCGGCGCTGCGGTTCAACCAGCCGGACAGCCGCGCCACGGAGTTGATGGCGGTTTACGACAAGTTTTCCCGGTTGGCTGACGACCACTCCGGCATTCCGGGGTATGTCTACGGCGATCTGGATGTTCAGGGCGCAGGGCGTACGAGCTCCGGACTGTCCATGCTCATGGGGGCTGCCGGCAAGGCGATCCGCCAGATCGTCGGGTATATCGACGCTGATGTCATTCACCCGGTTGTGCGCCGTCAGTTCATTTACAACATGCGGTTCGACCCCGATCCCACGATCAAGGGTGACGCAGAGGTGGTGCCGAAGGGTGCGGCGACCCTGGCGGTTCGCGAGACGGTCAACATGCGCCGCCTGGAGTTTCTGCAGATGACGGCGAATCCGGTCGACTCCCAGATCATCGGGGTTGGGGGCCGTGCCGCGTTGCTGCGCGAAGTTGCCAAGGGGCTCAGCATGGACATCGACGAAATTGTCCCGAGCCGAGACAAGCTGGCTTTGCAAGGTCGTCTGCAGATGGCAGCAGAGGCGATGGCGGAGCAGGCGGCGCCAGCGGATGCATCAGATCCTCCGGGCGCGCAGAACGCTGCAGGCGCTCCGGCCGGGGGTCGTGAGGCCAACACCATGTCTCCGCGGATGCCGCAGTGAAGCGTCCGACTGACGAACAGATGCTTGCGCTGCGCAACATGGCCCGGCATAATCCTCAGGTGCTGGAGTACATTCAGCAGTGGAGGCACCAGGAGATGGAGAGCCTTCCACACGCGACGACGAACGTGGCAGTCCAACAGGGCCGCTGTCAGGTTCTCGGGGAGCTGATAAAGCTCCTCACCGAAAGGTCCTGAGGGGGGAGACCCCCGACGCATACCAACTGGAGCGTTTTGAAATGGCTATCCCTGCGCAGGCCCGCGTGGCCGCTGAAACTGCGAATCGGCGTATCGCTGAACTTGCTGGTACCCCGGGCACCCCCGCACCGACCGAGAACGAGTCCACAAGTCCTGCGCCTGCGCCGGAGAATGAGCCTGCGCCCGCGCAGGAAGTTGCGGATTCCGCGCCTGCGCCTGCGCCTGCGCCTGCGCCGGCATCCGATTCGGACTGGCAGCAGCGGTACAACACGCTGCAGGGCATGTTCAACGCCTCGCAGCGGCAGTCGCAGGCGGACATCCAGGCGCTGCGGAACCAGGTGGACAGCCTTACGGCGCTGTTGGCGCAGACCAAGTCGGACACCCAGCAGCCGGCTTCGGCGGATCCCGACGCCGCGATCACTGACCAGCATCGGCAGGAGTATGGCGACGCCATCGAAATGATGCAGCGCGCAGCACGAAATGTTTTGCAGCCTGTGCTGGCAAGACTGGCAAAGGTTGAGTCAGAGATTTCGGCCATAAATGAGGGTGTCGTTCCGACTGTTCGAAGCGTTGCACAGGCTCAGGCGATGACTGCGGAGGACCTGTTTTTCCGGGATCTGACTCAGGAAATCCCGAACTGGCGCGACATCAACAACAACCCGGACTTCCAGGCCTGGCTCCTACAGCCGGAGCCCCTCATTGGTGTTCTTCGGCAGACAATTCTCGAAGATGCACAGCGTAACAACGACGTAGGGCGCGTCGCGCTGCTGTTCCGTGCGTGGCCCGGATACCAGGCGTCCCCGGCTCCTGCGCCGGCTCCCAACCAGACAATGAGCGGAGCGCCGGCTGCGCTCCAGAGTCAGATTGCGCCGGGTCGTGGGCGGGCCCCGGCTGCGCCTCAGCAGGCCGCCCCGAAGATTTATACCAGCCGGGAGATTGCTCAATTTTTTGACGACGTCCGGGCGGGTCGCTATTCTGGCCGCGAGTCCGAAAAGGCTCGAATGGAGGCGGACATCTTTGCGGCAGGCCGGGAGGGGCGTGTCCAGGGATGAGACAAGCAACGTGAGAGGCTGACGAATGACGTATCCGGTGTCCCCAGGTCGCCCCAACTACTCGGGGAACTTCATCCCCGAAATCTGGTCGGGCAAGCTGATCGAGAACTTCTACGACGCCACCGTCTTGGGAGCGATCACCAACACGGATTACGAGGGCGACATTCGTCGTTTCGGCGACACCGTCAACATCCGCACCACGCCGACGATCGTGATCCGCGAGTACGTCAAGGGTCAGACCCTGACCGTGGACAACCCGGATTCCCCGAAGATCCAGCTGCTCATCGACAAGGGTGAGTATTTTTCGTGCGTCGAGGACGACGTCGACAAGGTGCAGTCGGATGTGGCTCTGATGGACATGTGGTCCAAGGATGCTTCCGAGCAGATGAAGATCCGGATCGACCAACGCGTTCTGCCGGGTGTTCTTCCGGACATTTCGCCGCTCAACATCGGCACGACCGCCGGGGCGAAGACTGCGTCATTTAACCTGGGAACACAGGCTGCGCCGGTTGCGATCAACAATACCAATGTCACGGATCTGATTGTCGACATGGGCACCGTGCTCGATGAAGCCAACTGCCCTGAGCAGGGGCGCTGGATGGTGGTTCCGGCAAAGATGGCCGGCCTCATCAAGAAATCGGAGCTCAAGGATGCGTCGCTCAGTGGGGACGGGACGTCGCTGCTGCGCAACGGTCGGCTCGGCATGATCGACCGGTTCATGATCTACGTCAGCCACAACCTGCTGTTCAACAGCGGTCGGTTCCACATCATGGCCGGCACCAAACAGGGGATCACGTTCGCGTCGCAGATGACCTCGATGGAGACCCTGCGGTCGACAACCACGTTCGGAAACATCATTCGTGGCCTGCAGGTGTACGGCTACCGGGTGGTGAAGCCCGAGGCGCTGACCAGCGCCGTCATCACCATCGCGTAAGGAGCGTCTCAGATGGCCGCATATACTGATTCTCTGGGGTTCAATAAGGGGACTCCGGCGCTGTTTGACCGCAACGAACGGAACGTCGTGCTGATGGAGGTCGAGCTGAACTTCGCCAAGATTGCTGCTGCTCGGGCTGCTGCCGGCGCTGCGGCCTTGGCGGCCACAGACACCCTCGAGGTGATGCCGCTTCCGCCGTCCACACTGGTTCTCGCGGCCGGTGTCCGCGTGTCCAAGGTGGAGGGTGCCACGGCAACCATAGACCTCGGCGACAGCGGCAACGCGACGCGTTATGTGTCGAACGCAGACCTGAATGCTCTGACCAATGTGGCTGGCACCACAGCGTTCTACAACGCCACGGGACTGCCGCTGCGGGTGACCCTTGACCACAACTCCATCGACGCTGCGGTGGCAACGGTGTGGGCCCTGGTCGCTGGTCGCGTGAGGTAACGGAGGTACCGAGGTATGGCCCGGGTTGACACAATCGCGCGCGAAGCTGTGAATATCCTCAGCGGCGCAGTCGCTGCGCAGGTTACTGCAAAGGGGCCGCTGCAGCTGCAGAGCTATACGGTTGCCACGGCTCCGTCTGCGGCTGGGAGGACCGGGTCGGTGATCTTCGTCACGAACGGAAACTCCGGAGCACCCTGTATTGCCGTGAGCAACGGCACCAACTGGCTTCGCATCGCTCTCGGCACTGCGATCGCTGCGTCTTGATGGAGGCTTATATGCGGAAGCCCATGGGGAAGGCGGCCGGGCTCAAGCCGTGCAGTTCGTGCAAGTCTGCGGGCAGGTGCAAAGCTGCCGGCAAGTGCATGGCGAAGTCCAAGAGGTAATCGGCGTCGCCCACCGACCGGAGACTCCGTCACGCAGACACGCGCGGCGGAGTCTTTGTTTTTAGAGCATGCGGAGGTATAAGGCGGTATGGCCGGCAAGCGCATCCCCGCACTCGATCCGATCACGGCAGCGCAGACCGCCGGAGACGACTTGCTGGTGATCTTCGACACGTCGGGAGACACAACGGTCCGGATCACCCGCAACCAGCTTGCCGAGGCAGTTACCCCGCAGCTGCCCTTTACCCCAACGGGGTCAGTGACGTCGAACACCGTGGTGGGCGCCATAGCGGAGCTGGCTACCGCTCCGGCTCCAACTGTCGACCTGGCGTCGGTAATTATCACCGGCGGCACTATCAATGGCGCGACAATCGGGGGTGTGACGCCGGCTGCGGGCACTTTCACCAACCTCGGCGCCACTACTGCCACACTGGGATCCCTGACGCTTGGAGCGCCTCTCCCGGTCGCCAGCGGCGGTACTGGTAACTCGACGGCGCTCGGTGCGTTTGATACTTTGTCGGGGGTGGCGTCGACTTCGTTCGGTCGGGCCCGTCTGGCAGATGTCGACGCTCCGGCCGCGCGCAATTCGCTGGGTCTCGGCGCGCTCGCTACCAAGACCAATATCAACAACGGCGACTGGTCCGGCACTCCGCTCTCGCTTGCTAACGGAGGAACCGGGTACGCTGCTGCCAGTAAGGCGGATCTGCTCAATCATCTGGGGGGATTCGGGGTCAGCGATGAGCAGCTGACTGCTACTGGGTATGTGCGGCTTGCTAACGGTCTGACGCTGCAGTGGGGGCAGAACCGTAATGCAGTGTCTATTCAGAGCGGGCCGTTCACGACGACCTTCCCGGTTCCGTTCACGGCCGCTGTTTTCGTCGTTCTCATGACCGGGTACAACTCGAACGCTGCGGACAACAAGGAGCTCGAACCTCAGTTGGTGTCGACAACTTTGACGACGTTCCAAACCTATTTGCAGCTGTCTGACAGCAACACCTCCGGTCGAGGCCTGGACGGGTTCGACTGGTTCGCGATTGGCGTTTGAATGTAGGACCGAGCTATGACGGCGAGTCTTTCTGGACAGACGATTTCGACCACGTTCAGCCAGCTTCTCCACATGGGCGGCGCGCTGACGGCGACCGAATCTGTTGTATTTTCTGGTGCGGGGGTTGCCAGCGCGGTGCAGCTGGGGACTTTGTCTTTCCGTGCTGGGAACGTGCGGATTCAGAACAACACCCTCAGCGCGGTCAACACCAACGGCAGTATTATGCTGTCACCAAGCGGTACCGGCGCAGTTGTAATCCCCAGGGTTGATATCACCGGCGGCACGATCAGTGGGCTTTCGCTGCCCGTCCCTGTGGCGTCCGGCGGAACCGGGGGGAACACGGCGGCGGCGGCCCGCGCGTCGCTGGGGGTTTCGGCGACCGGGGCGGACGTCACATACCTGTTCCGGGGCAACAATCTGAATGATGTCGACAATATCGCAGTGGCTCGGACCAATCTGGGTTTGGGCACCCTCGCGACGCAGAATGCAAGCTCCGTCGCCATCACTGGGGGTACTATCAGCGGTGTTACGATGACCGGGGCGTTCACGTTCACGAGTATCACAGCGAGCACGGTCAGCGCCACCACCGTCACATCTGCCGACGGCAGCTTCGGCACGTCGTTGGCGGCCGGGAGCCTCGCGATTGCCGCCAACGCTCTGTCTGCCACAAACACCAACGGAGATGTCGAGTTGGTGCCAATCGGCGGTGGCCGGGTGCTGTTCCACAAGAAAGCGGGGTACGCCCAGGGGGTGGGGCTCGGCGTCGCCGTGACCCAGGCGACCAGCAAAACGACGGCCGTCACCTGCAATGCGGTTTCCGGGGATATCACAATGGCCGCCGGCAACCTGGCTGCGGAGGCGACTGCGACGTTCCAGGTGAACAACGACCAGGTTCTTGCGACGGACATGGTCCTGGTGTGTCAGGTCGATTCGGGCACTCCCGGCGCCTATTTGGTGGCGGTTGATCGCGTTCGTGCAGGCTCGTTCGACGTCTCGGTAACCAATGTGAAGGCTGGGGCCAGCACTTTGGATGAACAGGTGAAGATCCGGTTCATGGTGATCCATGGGACGAACACTTGATGAGGGATGCAACGAGTAACCCCCTTTCGCAGAGCGCGCGGGTGTGCCACAATCAGCCGGCGTACAACACATGTGCGCGAACGAGGTGATAAGGGGTAGCGTAATGGCGAAGACTCCTGCATGGCAGCGCAAGGAGGGGAAGGACCCCGACGGTGGGCTGAACGCCAAAGGTCGTGCGTCCTACAACCGCGAGACAGGCGGCAATCTGAAACCGCCAGCGCCCAACCCCAAAACCAAGGAGGATGCGGCCCGCCGCAAGTCTTTCTGCGCACGGATGGGCGGGATGCCGGGTCCCATGAAGGACGAGAAGGGCCGTCCGACCCGGAAGGCCAAGGCTCTCAAAGCCTGGAACTGTTGAGGAGATATCGATGAGCATGACAATTATGCTGCGGCGCCGTGGTACTGATATTCTCTACCCGTATCACGAGGAGATGGCCAAGAACCCGAACATGGAGTCGGTTTTGGTCGGCGACGGCGGCGTCCCGGTGGCACCGCCGAGCGAGGCCGAGATCGTCGCTGCGGCGGTGCCGCCAAGCAAGGCCGAGATCGTCGCTGCGGTGGCGCCGCCAAGCGAGGCCGAGATCGTTGCTGTGCCCGAGAAGCCGAAGAGGACGAGGAAGCCAAAGGCGGAAGGTTCTGAGGAGTCGGTCCCGACCTTGGAGCAACCGACACTCCCGCTGGAACCGGCTCTGCCGCAGGTTGACTTCGGGGACTTGGGTGATGCGGGTGGGGTCGGGTCCCCGGTTCTGACCGGAAACCCTGATCTTGATGCTGAGCTGACGAAGGCGATGAACGCGTGACGCCGGCGGACATCATCCTCGATGTCCGCGACTTGGTGCAGGACACTGCGACGCCGTATCGATACAGCGATGCGGTGCTCCTGCGTTTTGTAAATCAGGCGTTCCGGCGGGCTGCGGTCATTCGCCCGGACCTATTTCACGTCTATGAAGAGGCGCTCCCCACAATCCCCGGCAAGGTGCAGCAGTCTCTTCCGGAGGGATCCATACGGTTGGTTGAAATATTCGCTGCCGATGGCCGAGCGATTCTTGAAGTGGCCCGGGAGACTCTCGATCAGTCACACCCCGAGTGGCGGTCAGATGACCCGGGGCAGCCTCTGAACTTCATGCGCCACCCGCGCAATCCAACGATGTTCTTTCTTTGGCCGCCCCCGTCGCTGGGCGTGACGCTCGAAGCCGAGTATGCCCGGACGCCGGCTCTGCTGGGGATCAACGACGAGATCGAAGAGTTTCCTGCCGCGTACATCCCCGCGATCATTGACTGCACCGTGGGCCTCGCGGAGTCGGTCGACGACGAGCATGTCAATAGCGGCCGGGCCAAGCAGTTTATGGATAGTTTTACTCAGCAGATGGGGCTGGGGCTCCAGGTTCGCCCGGTGTCTGATTCCGAGGGAGCGGGCATGTCTCCGGAGGCGCAGCCGAGGTGATCGAGAGAACTTTTGCCAGCCTAGTTCCAAGGATCTCCACCGTAGCGACGGGGTGCCCCACTCCGACTATGATTTCGCATATTCGCGAGGCGGCGATCCGCGTGTGTGGCCAGTCGCTGTTCTGGCGCCAGGAGTTGCGGAAGATCAATCTGCTCCCGGGAGTGTTCGAATATGCGTTCCCAACGCCCCTCAAGGCCGAGGTGGCGGTGGTGTTCGCGGCGCTGACCGACAACCGGCGGCTCGAAGTGCTGACGCTGGAGCAGGCAATCTGCAGGTATCCGGAGTGGGCCGATCTGTTTTCTGGGGTTCCTTCGGAGACAGCATGGAGTGAGACCGACCCGAACACCTGGAATGCGGAGGAGTTCAACGAGAACACGATGAACAACTCGAATCCGTACAACCTGGTACCGGCTATCATCGAGAAGGCCGGGCAGCCCCGCGTCATTTCGCAGGTGTCCCCGCATAGGTTCATCGTGCTTCCGCTGCCGGATGACCAGAGGCCCTACTTGACGCGGATCATTGCAGCACTGAAACCAAGCCGGTCGTCGTCAGCGATACCTCAGATCGTGTTCGACGAGGTCGAGGACGCGGTGTTTCACAATGCGCTGCAGCACCTGATGGCGATCCCCAGCCGCCCCTGGTCAGATCCCGAGCAGACAACGTACCACGGGCGGCTTGCACGCTCGGAGATTGCCCGGCTGCGTGCGCGGGCCAATTTGACGGTGCATCGCGGCATGATGATGGCCTACGGCCCGCATTTTGTGTAGGGAGGGGGGATGGCGATCCAGTTCTCCAACAATGCTTTCTCGATCCTCCCGAATCTGGTCGAGAGCACCGACACCCAAATCGAACTGGGGTCTGGGGATGGAGCTCGCTTTCCGGTTCTCGGGACCGGGGATCACTTCTATGCGACCATCGTCGACACGATGGGCAATCTCGAAGTTGTCAAAGTCACGGCGCGGGTCGGTGATTTGCTCACTGTGGAGAGAGCCAAGGAAGGCACTTTGGCGATGCCGTTCCCGCCGCTGTGTAGGTTGGAGCACCGGATCACGGCGCAGACGCTTCGTGATCTGATCGCTGAAACGACTGACTATTTGTTGCTGTGAGGCTCTTCGATGGGTGTAATCCTCCGTAACAACGTTTCCGGCACTCTGGCTACCACGGTCAGTGCTTCGGACGTGGGGTTGGTGCTGACCTCCGGGCACGGCAACCGGTTTCCGGGGCCTACCGCTGGCGACTATTTCTATGCCACTTTGGAGGGGGTTGACGGGTCAATCGAGATTGTCCGGGTAACAGAGAGGGTCGGCGACGTTCTCTTCGTGGAGCGCGGATCGGATGACTCGACACCAGCTTCGTTTTCGGCAGGGACCCGCCTCGAGATGCGGGTTAACGCTGCCTGCATCAGGGACATCGTCACCGAGGGTATCGCGGTCACGCCGGTCTACCCGGATTTTGGTGGCAACGGCGGGCTGTTTTTGAGGGTGAATCTCTCTGAAACCGGTGTGGAGTGGGGCATGGTCAATGTACCCGACCCGCTTCCGGACCTCGATGGGAACGCCGGCAGGATTCTTTTCGTAAAAGCTGACGAGACTGGTGTGGAGTGGGGCGACCCCCCAGTCTGCGAGTGCCCGATCGCGGTGGGGTATGGCGTCGGCGAAAACGCCTTTTTGGTTTATAATGACGCGACTGATTTCTGGGACGCGCGCGATCCTGAGCAGGTTCGGCAGATTCTCGGGGTTGATGCTCGGGTTTTCGGTACCGGTATCGAGGCGCCCTCGTCCGATAACGAGGTGCTTCTTCGCTTTGCTTCGGACGTGAGTGGGCAGATCTCGGCGGATCTCATTGACTGGGAAGTTGAGCCCGAGGGGGTAGCCACCGGGGGGAACTATGTAATTGAGCTTAAGGTCAACAACACAAACCGCGGCACTATCACGATCAGCACGTCCGGCGTCGTTTCTACCACGACTGTTGGGGGACTGCCGGTTGGTATTGCAGCCGGGGATGTGATAAAGCTGGTTGCGCCGAGCGACGCCTCCGCGAGAGGCGCGGCGCTGAGTTTTGCTGTCACAGGAAGGGTGCTGTTCTAATGGCTCTGCTCGCTTTCGGAAATCGCCTGCTGTGGATGGGGCGGGGCTCCAGTTCGACGACCATGAGCAGCACGCTGGGGTCGCCAGCGCTGTTCGACAACGCGGTTGTCAGCGAGGGTGTGTCTACACCTGGGCGAAGCACTGTCGGGGCGCAGTACGTCGGTTACGACCACACTTCGGGGGTGACCCGCGCGCAGTTCCGGTTCGATATGGCGTCTGAGGGCGGCGGCGCGGCGGTGACTTCTCCGCTTTTCGAGATCGTCGGAACATCTGGAACTCCTATTGCAGAAGTCAGAATCGGAACCACGGCGTCGATCGTTCAATTCCGGTCTCTCAACACGTCGTCGGTCATGACGCAGCGCGGAGCGGACCTCAGCGCCGTGGCGACGGGGCTCACTTCCTACGTCATTGATTTTACGAGCGGGGCCAACGGCGAGGTTAATATCTACCGGGGCGGATCTCTCTGGCACTCGGCGACCTGGACGGGCGGCAACTCTGCTACGATCGGCGGCATCCGGCTGTATAATTTTGCATCCGGCACCCAGCGGACTGTCTATAGCCAATTTGCCATGTCCGACGGCGATGATCTGCGCGGTTTTCTCGTGCAGAGTGTTGTTATAACCGGGACCGGGTTTCACAATGACGGTACCGGACTTCCCGCCGACACCGGCGACGCCGACATCACAACCGCAAAGGGGCTCAGTACGGCCGACGATCGGTGGTCGGGCACGAAGCCAACGGTCACGCTGCCGTCAGGAGCGGCGTTGGAGCAGGTGGCGGTGAATCTGCTCGCTCGCGCCACGTCCCCGGTTCCCAACGCGCGGATACTTGTGCGTCGAGCTGGCAACGACAGCTATGACAGCAACCTATCGCCGGCGCTGAGCTCTGGGTACACGGCGCGCAGCCGGATTTTGACACTTGACCCTACCACGGGGTTGCCGTGGGATTTGAGCAACTTCAACGCGTCAGAGTTTGGGCTCCAGGCGCGTGCATAAATGTCAATCACATACCTAACACGCCGAAACTCGGTAACCGTTAACACCGGCACCAGCCGCACGGCGGGTTCGTATATAGACCCTGTTGCGTCGAGCATGACCAACGGGTGGCAGTTCTGCTTTTGCGCGGTTCAGAATAACGACACGATAACAACAGCCACATCCGGCTGGACAAAGATCGCGCAGGTCAACTCCGGCTCTGGCTTCACTGTCGCTCTGTTCACGGCAAAGCTCGGAGCGGCCACCCCTTCGTTTCAGTGGACGAATGCCGCCCACGGCCATGTCATGGGCGGGGCGTTCGACAGCGGCTCCTATGACATAATCGCGACCGCAGTCGCCAGCAGTACAAGCAATACAGGCAACACTTCGCCGCACACCGCCACCGGGCTTACTGCGGTCCACCCAGACGGTATGACGTTGGCGTTGGCGGTTGTTTCCGCAGGCCAGTCAACAAGCTACGGAGCCGCGTCTGCTGGCTGGACGAACCGGTGGAACCAGGGCACGAGCGCAACCATCAATATGCGCAGCGTGATGGCGACGCGGGATGACAACAACCCCGGCGCCACCGGCGATGTCTCCTGGACGCATACCGCTAATCCTTGGGTAGCGTTCCAGATTGAGCTTGATGTCAGCAACGAAGCCGGTCCTCAGCTCGATGTCGCTGAGATGGAGTTGGCGGTACCGCATGGCGAGGGCCCGCTCAGTGCCCGCGAGATGGAAGTCTCCGCGCTGCTGAAAACCAGCGTTGGTCTCGACGTGCCGGAGATGGAGGTCGCCGCACTCCTCAGTGTCGACTTTGACCCCGACCCGCCCCTCAATGTGCAGGAGATGGAGCTTGCATATATACCCAACGCCGGAGCGGGTGTCTTTGCTCAAGAGTTGGAGCTCGCCGCGCTGCTCAGTGTCGATATTGACACCGACGATCCGCTCAACGTCCAGGAAATGGAGATCGCCACGTTTCTGAGCGTTGATCTCGACGATCCGCTCAGCGTGCGGGAGCTGGAGATGGCTACCCTTCTCAGTGTTGCTCCAGTAGCGGTTCGGCGCAGACCCCTGTATATTTCCTAGAGTGTGGTTTGGAGTGGGATATGGACGCGCAGGCACTCATTAACATAGCGTTTGCCATGGTTGGTGCCCTGTGCATGCTGCTGATTCGGACAGTTTTTTCTCGGCAGGAGGTTCACGACGAGCAGATCCGGCAGTTCCCGAGGGATTATGTGGCGAAAAGCGACTACGATCGGGATATTCGCTACGTCAAAGATCGCCTCGACACCATCGTCGACAGGCTGGGAGGGAAGGCAGACAAATGAGCGAGCCCCGTCATCTGCAGATTGCCCGGTCGTACATCGGCGTCATTGAGATCCCCGGCCCCCAGCACAACCCGACGATCCAAAAGTGGAACCGCAGGCTCAAGGCTTCCTGGGGTGACGACGAGACCCCCTGGTGCGGGACGTTCGTTGCCGCATGCCTGGACGAGGCTGGGCTGCCGATCATCGGACAGTGGGCCAGCAGCCGCGCCTGGAACCAGTATGGGGCTCGTCTGCAGGCGGATCGTCTGGCTCCCGGCGCAATCATGGTGTTCTGGCGCGGGTCGCCCCAAAGCTGGCAGGGACACGTCGGGTTCTACGTCGGCGAAGACCCCACCCACTATCATATTTTGGGGGGAAACCAGTCTGAGCGCGACCCAGCGACGGGCCGGCTCAAGCACACCGGCGGGGTCAATGTAATGCGGATTCCCAAGGCTCGGTTTGTCGGTGCGCGGTGGCCGCGCGGCCTGCCGGTTCTCGGCGGGCCGGTGCATCTGTCGGCTGCCGGCGTTCCTGTGACCAGCGGCAATGAGGTGTGACATGTGGCAGCGGGTGAAGAATGAGTTCGATATGCTCTCACACATGTGGAGTGTGCGCCTCGCTGTGCTTGCCGGGGTTGTGGCGGCCTACTTGGTCGCAAACCCGATGGTGCTGGTCGAACTGACGGTGTACCTCCCCGAGCGGTGGCGCCCGGCTGCGTCGGCGCTTGCCGGGTTCCTGGTGTTCGTCCTCCCGACAATTATTCGCCGTCTTCCGCAGCCCGGATTGAAAAATCACATGCACCCCCCTTCAAAACCTAGGTCAGACGAGGTATAGATTTCGGCGGAGGTTTCCCATGCGCGATTTTTTCCTGCGGGTCCGACTCGGCTGGTACACGTTCAAGACCGGTCTGCGGCTGACTGCTGACGGATGGACCACGTCGCCCGAAGTGGGGAAAATCGCCATCCGGGGTATGCGGAACCCTGAGGCTCTGACGCTGTCCGAAATCCGCAGCTGCTGTGCCAGTCTGGTGGCGCAGCTACCCCGCAAGGATCGGCGCGATGCGTAGTGTGCTGAGGGCTATCAAGGCGATCAGCAGTGGCAGCTGGTTCAGCACAATCCTTGTCGCAGTGGTTGTCGGCATGTTTTTCGTCGTCGCCACGCAGATTATGGAGGCCGGCGTGAAGAAAGGCCGGGCTCAGCGTCAGCCGGAGATCAACGCACTTCAATCGGCGAATATGGCCTGTGAGGCGTCCTCTAGCGCGTACCGAACTTCGCTCGACGTCCAGAACGCTATGGCTCGGGAAATTGCTCGTGAGGGCAAGGCTTTGCGTGACGCGTCGGCAGCGGCGAGCAGAGCGACATTGTCTGCTTTGCGGGAGTCCGAGGATCTTCGGCGTCGTCTGCGCGCTTCGGCTGCGCAGCCAGCTGCGGACGATGTACCGGTAAACGTGTTGAACCGCGAGGCCTGGGAGGCGGTGCGATGTGCTCATGGAGGGTGTTGATTTTGGCCTTGCTGGCGGGGTGCCAGACACCTCAGCCGCGGGTTATCGAGAAGGTTGTGACACAGCCTGTCGTGGTTGAGCGGCCGGTTCCCTGCATCAAGGATACCGATATTCCTTTGCTCCCAGCGCCGCTTGTCGACGCCCCGGCAACTGCGAATGCTGCGCTCAGCCTGGCGCTTGCCAAGCTTGATGAGTATGTGAAATACGGTGCGGGGTCTCAGTCGATCATGCGGAACTGCGCCAAGCTGCGCTGAGGAGGTATTATGTCCGGGGTGAAGATCACCCGGTTTCTGGGGATCTTTCCCAAACAGAGCCCGGAGCTTCTCCCGGACACCGCTGCGCAGATTGCCCGCAACTGCAAGCTTGATAGCGGGGATATCATTCCGTACCCGCAGGGGGTTGTTCGTGCGAACTCGGGAAATCCTAGTGATGTACGTACACTCTACGCTCTGCGGGATCCGGTAACCGGCGAGAACGTATGGCTGTCGTGGGGCTCTGAGGTAGATATCGCGGTTCTGACGGATGTCGGGACAACCGAACAGCGGTTCTATTACACTGGCGATGGCGCTCCGAAAGTCAGCAACTTCCGATTGGCGGCGACTCTCGCGGCTCCGCCGTACCCGGCGCAGTTCTATGATTTGGGGCTCCCGCTGCCTACAGACGACCTGGTTTTGGTGGCTACCGAGCAGCCGTTCTCAACCAAAACTTCGGCTACCATCGCTCGGGACAGCACCGGTCTAGCCACCATAACGACAACTGCGAACCACGAGCTTCGCACCGGTCAGCGTGTCACGATCACCGGATTCACCTTTCTGGAGGGCACCTACTCTCGCACGGGAACGACGGTCACCGTGACCATCATCGGTCACGGATTCGCCACTGGCGAGCAGGTCGGGCTCGATTTCATTTCCGGGGATGCGACTGACGGGTTCTACACAGCTACCGTGACTGGTCCGAACACGTTCACGGTTTCAGATCCCGCCTCCGGGAATACTTCGGGGTCTGTGCGTTTGACGATTGCATCATTCAACGCACCGAGCGTCGAGGTCATCGTGGTGAACCCTACGACGTTCACCTACAATAGCCCGGGTCCGATCGTCGGTGCGATCAGCAACAGCCAGGGGCGCATTGATCTGGGCGGCAACCCGCAGGCTCGGACATATGTGTTTACCTGGATCACTCCGTGGAGCGAGGAGTCCGTGGCGTCGAAGCCTTCGGCCAGTATCCTGGTGCGTGAAGGTACCCCCGTGCTGGTGACCGGGCTTCCGCAGCTCAAGCCGCCCGGCAACAATTTTGTCCGGGGAGTGCGCCTGTACCGGACACTGCCCTCGCTGTCAGGGACCGAATATTTCCGACTGCAAACATTCTGGTTCCCCACTAAGGTTCGGTCGGCGTCGCGTACCAGCGGGGTCGTCACGGCGGTTTTGGAGTTTCCTCACAACAAAGTGCCGGGGGAGCGCATCCGCATCGAGAGCTCCACCAACCCAGCACTTGATGGCGTTTTCATAGTTCTGGACACGCTCGACGATTTTCGGCTGACCTATGCTCAGGCAGGCAGCGACGGAGATCTCGGGGTCGGGTCAACCACCACGATGTACCACGATGTTGCTCAGACAAACGTCGACCCGGCTCGGTGGTGGGGGTATGCCGGCGACTATGATTTCCTGGATGACTTCGACTCGCTGGTACTGAATCGCGTCCTGGGCTCCGATGAGTTTGATCCGCCTCCGGGCAACCTTACCGGGCTGATCGCTCTGCCGAACGCGGTGCTTGCCGGGTTTGAGGGAAACACGGTCTATTTCAGCGAGCCGGCCCAACCTCATGCGTGGCCCCGGGAGTACGCGCTGTCTCTGGAGTACCCGATCCGCGCGCTCGCCGCCATTGGGGGTGGTCTGTTCGTGGCTACCGAGAAGTATCCCTACTATATCAGCGGGACGGACCCGCGCGTCATGCAGGCCCAGCGTATCGATGCCAACTACCCGTGCCTCAGCCGTCGCAGCCTGGTTTTGACCAACTCGGGGATTATCTATGCGACGCACGACGGTCTGGCAGTTTTCACTCCGGGCGGTACGCAGCTCATCACGCGGGTGATGTACACCGACGATACGTGGAAAGATCGGCTGGATCCGACGACTATCCGCGCGGTCTACTACGGTGAAGGGTATCTGGCATCTCACTCTTCTGGCGGGTTTCGCTTCGAACCCGACCCGCAGACCGGCGGGACTTTCGTGGATTTGGATCTGACCTTCTCTGCTGCAGTATACGAACCGCGGATCGGCAAAGCGTTCTACGCCAGCGGGACCAGCGGAGATATTCTGGAGTGGGACGCCACTGACCAGCCACCCATGGAGTATGAGTGGAAGTCGAAGACGCTTGTCACGCAGGATATGTTGAATCTGGGTGCTGCCCGGGTGATTGCCGACTACGGAGTTTCGAGCCCCATCTGGGACGAGGTGGCGGACTTGTGGAATACAACGGCTGCCAACTGGGTTGCTTCCGGCGATCTGGTCTTCCGTATGTGGGTGAACAAGGATTTGATTTTCCAAAAGGTTGTGTCTGATAGCGGAGTGTTTCGTCTGCCGACAGGGTATCGATCCGACACGTTTGAGTTTGCCCTTTCGGGGGATGTGCGAGTGCGGGCGGTTCACCTGGCGGAAACGCCGATGGGTCTGAGAGGTGCTTGATGTCGTTGTTTCGCCCTATCCCGGCGGTCTTCGGAGTTGGCCTGAGCCCTGCGATGGTCGCGATTCTGGAGCCGATAAAGCAGAATGTGGAGGTGCTCACGGGCCAGCGCGGCGCGCTCGGCGCTGATTCAACGGCGCTGCTCAAGGGGGCGGTGACTGTCAACCCGCTCTCGCGGCCACCAGCATTTATCAATGCCACTGGCGCCGCCGTCTCTATCCAGGGTGTGCCTCTCGCATCCGGCGACGATTACGTGCGAGCAGTGCAGGACCTGCAGTTGCTAAGGAACGATATGCAGGCTATCGTGGATACGCTGAACGCCCTCATTGTCCAGCTACGAGGTTGATGTGCAGGACTTCAACATGGACCCCCGTTTGGCGCAGATCGTCGACATGCCGTCGGCGCCGGCGCCCATGGCTGCTGGTCTGGCGATGCCCACGTCTGGCGCTCCCGGCGGGATGCCGCAAGGCGCTCCACAGGGCGTTGGCTTGGCTGGCGGCGGAGGCGACTTGGATCCTGCTATGGTCGATTCGCAGATCAACCAGTTTCTGGGCAGCCAGCCGCAGGCTGTGGCGCAGATTCAGCAGGTCATGCAGGAAGCCATGGCGTCTGGCGAGCTTACGCCGGAGGAGCTTAGCCTGATGGGGCAGCTCGCTACCATGGCGATGCAGAACCCGGAGATGTACCCACAGATCGTGCAGTACGCTGTTCAGCAGGGAATCGCACAACCGGGAGATCTGCCCGAGCAGTACGATGCAGGAATGGCTATTGCGATTGTGATTGCGGTTCGCGCCCTGCAGCAGGGGCAGCAGAATATGCCGAGCATGGCGGCTGGTGGTCCAGTGCCGGACTCGACCAGCGGGTCGACGGTGATTGAAGCGCACAATGGCGAGTACATGATTCCCGAGAATGTCGTGCGTGCGAAGGGCACGGAGTTCTTTGACAAGCTGGTGGCGCAATATGCCAAACCCCCGGCAGCCACATATTGAACTGCTTGAGGGTCCGGCTGCTCTTGCAAAGTGGGGCGTGTTTGGCCCCATATTGGAGGCGGCGTCAACCGCTCACCCGATTGTGGCGTCCGAAGTGGATGCGGATCATTTCTACCAGCAGGTCGCCACGGGGCAGTGTGCGGTTTTCGACTGCACGGTCGATGGCGAGACCACGCTGGTTCTGGTGATCCAGTTCGCCTACTGCGGGCGCAACAAGACGGCCGAGATCGCAGCCGTTGCCGGCAAGCACCTGATGTTCTTCAAGCACCTCTACTGGGAGCCCATTCTGGAATGGCTTAAGGCCAACGACGTGGTTTTTGTCGACGCCCACGTTCCGCTGGACCGGGTTGATCTGTACCGAAAACGCTTTGGATTTAAGCACGCCTGCGCGTATATTCGTCTACAGCTGAGGTGATATATGTCGAGAGCCTTGAAAATCGGTCTGGGGGTGGTGGCGGCGATTGCTATCCCGTTCGCTGCACCGGCTATCGCCGCGAAGCTCGGTGCGGCGACCCTGCTGACCAAAGTTGGTCTTGGGGCTACGGCGGCGGGGATCGGCGGCGCGGCCCTTGTTGGCGCTGGCCTCGGCGCCGGCGTGGCAGCGCTTACAGGGCAGAACATCGGCCGTGGCGCGCTGATGGGTGGTTTGACTTCCGGCGCTGGCGCACTGCTCAGGGGGCCCAGCGCAGTTGCCGGCGCGAAAGGCGGTTCCGCGGCGGGCGCAGCGGGCACCGCGGGAACGGCGGCACCCATGAGTGCGATCCCCGCAAGTTCTCTGTCGGCAGCGCCGATGACTCCGATCCCGGCGGGTGCGCTCACTGGCGGCGCGTCTGCCGGGGGCTCGGCGGGCGGCATCGCCGGGGCAGTCGGCGGCGCGGCGGCGGGTGTCAAGACAGGCATTGCGGGGGCCTTGTCGAAGCCCGGCGTTGGTTTGGCTGCGGGGGCGCTGGCCGGCGCTGCACTGAGCGGCTCGGGACTGTCGGCGGCGCAGAGAGCGGCGATGCAAGCCGGCCAGGCGGATCTGGACCGTCTGAACTCCCAGAACCAAATGGTCTTTGACGCTCGGTTCCGCGGGGCAAACGAGCTTCTCCGTATGTCTGACTACGTCAACCCGGAGTATGAGGGACTTCAAGCTGCTCGTCGGGCGCAGCTCCAGGGGGCGGCGGCGCGGAGCGACGCGCTGCGCGGCAGGACGGGGTATCGCCGGGACGCGGAAAGTAGGCGCCTCGATCTGGACACCGCGAGGAACGTCGGAACGGCGTTCGATAGTGGGTTCACTGGCGGGTTCAACCGCAACGTGGCGGCGCGCACTGCTGGGCTCAGCGCGCTCCCGGATCCGCCTGCGGGTCTGTTCAACGAACGGAACCAGCTGTTGGCCATCGACGAACTCCGGCGCCGGCGGAGGGATACTGATCGGGAAAACTTCGGGGCACTCTGGGGTCATCTGGTCAACCCGTCGGTTCTCAGGGGTAGCTGAGTATGTCGGTCGGCGACCTGCTGGGTGGGGCGGGGTTGATCCTTTCGTCCAAGCGGCGGGCGGAAGACGACCTGCGTTTTTCGCGGGAGATGCAGCTTCGTATTGAAGCTCTCAATCGGCTGGATGAGAAGCGCCGACTGCAGAACGCTCGTGTTGCGCAAGACATCGAGAGCATGAGCCCGCCCTCATTCTCCATGCCCGACGCGCTGGATGTCGGCATTGCGGTTCCCCGGCGGATCGAGCAGGCACCGGTTGTCGAAGATCTTACGTCTCTGCCTGCGGCGCCTCTTCCCGATTTCAGCCCCCGAGATCTGCCGGCGTCAGCAGCTCGCCCCAAGGCCGGGGTCAATTCGACTCCGGCATCTCGCGGGCGTCCGAGAGTTTCTGGCGCCGAGAGGTCGGTGGGGTTCCATAACTTCCAAAACAAGATGCAACGGTTGTTTGGATCCGACGAACAGCCGGCAGCACCAGCGGCAGCGGCGGCCGTTCGTCGGGCAGGACCGCAGTACGGGCCGAAGCGGCAGGGAGCCGGGGGGTCGGTGGGGATCCACAACTTCCGAAACAAGATGCAGCGGTTGTTTGGATCCGACGAACAGCCGGCGGCACCGGCGGCACCGGCGGCACCAGCGGCACCAGCGGCACCAGCGGCACCAGCGGCAGCAGCGGCAGCGCCGGCTGTTCCTTGGACAGGATCGCAGATCGCCGCGGCTGCTGGCAACGCAGGACCTTCGGCATTTTACAACCAGATGGTGAGCGGGGCGGAGTCGGGCGGTAATCCGAACGCCAAGAACCCCGAGACCAGTGCGTACGGAAAGTTTCAGTTTGTCGAAGACACGTGGATCCGTACGTTCAAGCTGGCTTTCCCGAAAAGCAATTTGTCCAATAGCCAGATACTTGCTCTCCGTTCGAACCCGGAGGTGCAGCAGATCCTGCAGGACACCCTGACGGCGTCGAATGGCCAGGTGCTCGATAGGGCGGGCATGCCGGTGAATGACGTGACGTTGCGGCTCATGCACCTTCTCGGCGCCAAAAACGCTCTCAAGACTCTCAGGGCTTCGGCAGACACTCCGATGGAGAAGATCGTTTCGGCGGATGTCTTGGAGAAAAACGCGTCCCTGCTCAAGGGGCGGACTGTCGGCGATCTCGTCGAATGGGCCGCGCAGCAGATGGGTGCCAAGGAGGGTGGACCTGCGCCGCCGGGGACGCCGCAGATGTCAGCCCGCCGTATTGCAGCCTCTACGCCCGAGCCGGCGCCGATGCGCCAGGTTTCGGATTTCTATCGCGGCAACCCGGAGGCGATCGGCAACGACATGCGGGTGCTGATGACCACCCGCGCCGAGCTGGTTCGCAAGGCGCAAATTGCTTTGGCGGCCGGGATCGGGGAGGAGGCCGAGGCTTACCGCGATCAGGTGGTCGCTCTGGATCAGAACATCCTGCAGGTTCAGGCTTCGCAGGCGATGATGGATTTGTCGTACAGCGCCGACCCGCGTCGGATGGCGGCCGTCTGGTCGTACCAGACCGGGCAGGACATCAATATCCGGCCGTACACTGACGGTACGTTCGACGTCCTGTCGGGTGGCGGGGTTGTTCACTCACGCGTCAGCATGGACGAGCTTACCGATATGTTCATGTCGGCAACGGACAGCGGCTTCCGCCAGCGCAAGATTGACTTCCAGTTCAAAGCTGCCGAGGAGCAGTTGAAGATGAACGCGGCGACCCAGCAGGAGGCGCTCAAGCAGGCTGGCCAGATGCGCCTCGACAGCAACAACAACCTGGCGAAGCTCAACCAGACTATCGCTGAGCAGATGCTGCGTGGGCGGAACGATATAGCGCTCGAAACGGCCCGGCAGAACGGGCTCAAGACGCAGCTGGTCAACCGCGCGGACGGCAGCAGCTCAGTGGTGATTTACACCCCCAACGGTGATGTTATGCAGGTGCTCGACCTGAACGCACCGGGGATGGAGATCGACGGGGTGAAGATGCCGGCCGGTATCCGCGTCTCGAACGTCCCCGGCCTTATGCGCCAGATTCGGTAGGGGGTCTTGTGGCTGACCAGCTGACCATTGCCAACCCCTTTCTGGCGATGCCGGGTATGTCCTCCGGTACCCCTGGTGTCGATCAGATATTTGGTCTGATGGACCAGCAGGCGGCGGTCAGTCAGCGGCAGCAGGCCGGGCTCCTCGTGGGTATCGCCAACGCACCGAGTCCGGCTGCGCCGCGCTGGGAGGCTGCCCCGGCACCGGCGTATTTCAACCCGGCCACAAACCAACTGCGCCTTGGCGGGCGGGATATCGACGCAGACGATGCCCAGGCGACACTGGAGCTCGCCAACCAGCCCAACACGGAGCCTGTCGACGAGGGGTGGCAGGCGCTGTCCAGCCAGGACCTGGGGGTTCTCGTCGACTCGATTCGCAATCCTTCAACCGGGCGGCTGGTTCGCAAGAACTTCCGACTGGGGGCTGCTGGGCTCAAAGAGCTGTACGGCGCGGGGCTCGCCTACGTGGGGGCCGGGGAAGCCGGGCGTTCGATAATGGACAGCGCCAGGGAATCCCAGCGCCGACTGTCGCCATTCAACCGCAACCTCACCGACATCGGCTCATCGCCGGAGAAACGTCTCACCGATTGGTTCGTGGCCACTCTCGCCCAAGCCGGGCCCAGTATTTTGGAGAGCGTGGCGGCCGGTTTTGTCGGCGCTGGTGCGGGTCTTGCCGTTGGCGGCCCGGCGGCTTCAATCGGCGGTGCTATCGCCGGGGTATTCGGCAGGCCGGCGTTCAAAGCAGCGGTCATCAAGGCGGCTCGCAAGGAACTTGCTGGCGAAACACTGGACCAGGCCGAGAGACAGCTGCTCAAGAATGTAGCGGCGGTCAGCGCCGCAACGCTCAACACTGGCCGGGGTGCTGTGCCGCTGGCCACGATTAACCGCCAGGCGATGCTGCAGGGCATCAGTCGCACAGGACGCGACCAGGCGCTGCTCGGCGGGGCTTTGGTTGGCAGCAGCCTGAACAGCTATCGCACCGGGGTTTCGGACGTCTACGCTAACCAGATCGAGCAGGGCACCGAGGATCGCCTCATTGCTGGGGCATACGGCGTTCCCTATGCTGCCCTTGAGCTTCTCCCGGAAGGGGCTGCCGCGCTCAAGCTGCTGGGATATATAGGTCGGGGTTCTCAACAGGCCGGCAGGGCTGGCCTGCGCACCTATGCAGGTCGTGCTGCGAAAGGGGCCGCTATCGGGGCGGGTCTGGAGGGTGTCACCGAAGCTGGTCAGGAAGCCCTGGTTATGGGTGGAGCCGGGGAGGATATCCTCAGCGACGAAGGCGTTCTACGTCTCATCAACTCATTCGCCGCGGGTGCCGCGGTTGGCGCCCCGCTCGGCGCTGCTGCCAATCTTCGCGGGTACAACGAAGTTGATGCCCTTACAATGCGTAATTTGGGGTATGAGCCGTCACCGCCACCCGACTTGGATATTTCCGTCGATTTGGCGGGCACACCATTTAATGACCCCAACTACCAAGTGCCCGCGCCGTCTGCACCCCCGGTGGTTCCTGGGGTGCCTCTGCAGCCGGTTTCGCCGACTCTTTTTGAGCGGGCCCAACAGATGGCTGCGGCGCCGACGCCCCCTGATTTTGGTGTCTTGTCGGCTGGCTATCGAGCAGCAGCACAGCCGGCAGTAGATTCTGCTGCACCCGCACCCGCAGCTGTGGCGCCCGCTGCTGCACCCGCACCCGCACCCGCACCCGCAACTGTGGCGCCCGCAGCTGTGGCGCCCGCTGCTGCACCTGCGAAGGCGCCTGCTAAGGGTAACAAGCTCAAGCGTGGCGCTGCGGCAGCTGCCACGCCGGCCGAACCTCCTGCTCAGCAGCCTGCGCCCGCACCCGCACCCGCACCCGCACCCGCACCCGCGCCCGCACCCGCACCCGCACCCGCAACTGTGGCGCCCGCAGCGGCGCCACCGCTTGCATCCGACATTATGTCGGGCATCCTTGACCTGGACGGCGCAGCAGAAAGGGCCCCCAATATCTGGCAAATGATGCGCCGCCAGCTGGGTGAGGGTAAGGTGCCCGAGTGGAACACCCTGACCGAAGAGGAGCAGGACGATTTTACCGTAACGATTGCGGAGACCGAGCTCGATTCTAACGTGGCACCTATCGAGCAAGGTCGGGTGTATCGCGCCAAGGTTCAAGAGATTGTCAATGCTCGCCGGTCGGCGCCGAAGCCCGCAGCGACGCCCGCAGCGACGCCCGCAGCGACGCCCGCAGGCAAAGCTAAAGTGCAGGAAGCAGGTAAGGCGGCTGCGCCGAAGGCGGCTGCGCCGAAGCCCGCAGCGACGCCCGCAGGCAAAGCTAAAGTGCAGGAAGCAGGTAAGGCGGCTGCGCCGAAGCCCGCAGCGACGCCCGCAGCGACGCCCGCAGCGACGCCCGCAGCGACGCCCGCAGGCAAAGCCAAAGTGCAGGAAGCAGGTAAGGCGGCTGCGCCGAAGCCGGCAGCGACGCCCGCAAAGTCTCCAGAGGAAATAGAGGACACGTTGCGTAAGTCGGTTCGGCTCGAGGATAATGTGTCGGCAGAGGAGCGCGAGTATCAGCAACTAGCGGCGGATGCACTGATTAATGCTATTCTGAACAAGCAACCTATGCCGGAGAGGATGGCCGAAATTGACGCCGATCCGGAAAAGCAGCTAAACGCGCTGAGCGGGATTTACGGGCCTGACGTTGTCGGGATTTATCTCGGCATTCTACCAATAGATGTCGTAAATCCTCAGTGGGTAGCAACGCGGGGTTTTGTCGATCTGGAGGTTACCACAAACGGCGGCCTCCAAGTGCGCAAATGGGTGCGCAACGAAGCCGGCCGTCGCCGGTACATGGAGTTGCAGAAGCAACTCGGTAAGGAGGCGCCGGTCGAACCGGACCCCCCAAAAAACCCCGCGCCGGCGGCGGCGCCAAAGGCCGCTCCCTCAAAGCCGGTTGATCCAGTAGCAACAGCCCGCGAGCAGTGGGCTCGGTCGATGCCGGAGCGGGTCGAGCTCGACTTCGACGAGGTCATAGCCGAGACCCGAGACAGGTGGGTCCGCTATGTCGAGGCCAACAACGGCAGGGTGACCGAGGAGCAGGCCGAAACATGGCTTTCGGCCAACGAAGAGGATGTTGTCGCGCCGATGCTCACTCGCACGGCCAAGGAGGACGTCATCGACCTGATGGAAGATGCCGACTCGGTGGCAAACCGGGGGCAGTTCGCCAACCTGATTCCAGAGCTGGTAGCCACAGCGTTCTTCAATTCGGATGCCAATATCCGAGCTGAGGTCAACCGTCTGCGTGACTATCTAAAGTCGCTGCTCTCGGTGCCCGCCGACCGATGGAAGGTCGACATGATCTCCCGGGAGATCATCCAGGAGATCAGCACCAACGCTCGCACAGCGCGATCCAAGGGCGTGACCGCGCCGTGGTGGCAATGGCTCAAGGACACCGGGTTCGACCAGGGCATCAAGGTTCTCACGATGCCGAGCGGGCTGACCGAGCAGGAGAAGGCCGGGTTTACCAAGGTTCAGAAACTCGACGACTCCGACGTTGTCAGCCAGGGCGGGCGCTTCCGGGTGGCGGACGGCAAGCCGGCGGAGCCTCTTCCCGTCGGGCGTTTGCGTATGGCGCTCAGCCGGTTTCTCTCCAGACTGCAGGTCAAGCCCAAGGTCATGGTCTATCGCAATCTGCTGGACTTCCAGCAGCGAAATCCAGGTCTCTATGCTCAGGCAGTCGCTGCGCGGCCGGAGGGTGACTTCGCTGCGACTGCGGCAGCCGGGTACAGCTTCGGTCCGAACGTTATCATTTTCTCCGACAACATCATGTCGACGGATCATCTGAACGCAGTGCTGGCCCATGAAGCAATTGGCCACTTCGGGCTGCGCTCGATACTCGCCCCGGCGCAACTCCGCCAGGCTCTGGAGCGTGTATATCGTGGCGACGCGCGCATCCGCGCAATGGTGGACAACGCCGTAGAGACCACCGGAGTCAGCCGTCTGGAAGCCACTGAGGAAGTGCTGGCGGACATGGCTGCGGTAACGGATGTTTCGGTGATCCGCCGGATCTGGAACGCTGTAAAATCGGCGCTCAACAAGCTGGGTGTGAAGTTCGGAGATGAGCACGCACGCTACCTGATCGGCCTCGCCCGCCGGTATGTGCGCAACGGCAGCTCCGGTCACCTGATTTCTGGCGACTTCATGGTGCAGACGTTTGAACAGATGCAGGCCGAGGCGAGGGGAATGTTCTCCCGGGCCAGGCCGGTCGGAGATCTTGCGTCAATGGCGTTCGCTGCAGGCTCCTACAACTACGCATCGTCGAGACAGAAGGGGCTCCTCGGTGCGATAGAGGCCCTCCAGAACATCAAAGACCGTGGCGTTGATCTGAAATATGCGGCGGCGCGGGGTCTCGAAGCGGTACAAACCCTCGACCAGAAGGCGCGGCGCAGCGAAGGACTCAGCCTGGTTTTCGACCTGGTTCAGCGCCAGGCGGCGTTCGCCAGCACTCTCCTGAACAAGTATCAGGGGATGACCGACACAATGCACGGCAAGCCCGGAGACCTTCTCAACATAAACAGACTGCCGTCGAGCATTGAGCAGGAAAACGCTGGCCGCCTGCTGGCCTACGCTGCGCTGCACAAACAACGCACAGTGACCGAAACGCAGATGGCTAACACCGGCAAGCTGCTGGTTGTGACACCGAATGGCCAGGTCGAAATCGACCAGACCGTGCTGGCGGCGCTGCGCAAACTAGGCACGGTGACCGCCGAAGATTTCCGGAGAGGGTTCGACATCGAGGTTACGGTGCCGGGCGAGGAGGGCGCACCGCAGACTTTGAAGCGCGACCGGTTCCAGTATGACGTCGATGAACGTTCGATGGAGTGGAAGATATACCAGGAAACCCGCGCTGCCATCGAAGAGGCTGCAGTGGACAGCCTGATGGCTGAGGTCCAGGCCTATAACACCGACGCGGCCAACCTGCTCGACCGGCTCAACCGCGGTCGCTCAGGGAGTTCTCTGTTCACCATGGAAGACCGCAATCGTCTCTGGAGCGTGATCGAGATTTACAGGAATATCAAGGCTCAGAACTCAAAGCGGTCGGGGACTGCGATCACTTATGACAACAGGTCAATCGCCGAGGCCGAAGAGTTTCTGATTTCCTGGGGGCGCGCTCTGTTCAACACCGAGGTGTTCAAAGTGTGGGATAGAGACCCCAGCGCCAGCAAACAGCTTGTGGACGACCACGGCAAGTACCGCGCGGCTGAGTTCGATGAAGCCCGGGCCGCGCTCATCGAGCTGCGCAAGCGGACGATCGACAAAGATACTTCGTTCAAGATCCAGAACCGCATCCGCGACCTGAACATGAACCAGGACCTGCTGCAGTCTGGTGAGAACGCTGCCAAGCGGACGATTGCTACGGCCTATGTGCCGTTCTCGCGGCGCGGGGACTGGCGGGTTCGCCTGGTGGCCAAAAGCAAGGACGGCGATGTCGTCAGACTGCACCAAAGCTTCCGGGATCTGCTGCCCTACTACCACGTTGACAGTAACAGCACTGCGATCGACATGGCCAGGCAGCTGGACGAAACGTTCGACGGTCAGGAGTTCGACGTGCTCACGGAAGACGGCGGGCGCATCACAGTGACCTTGCAGGCGGAGTATGAGAGCAACCCGCGCAGCCCCAATCTCGAAACCTCAGTCAATTTCCGGGAGTTCATCTACGCCCTGCAGAAGATGGATATCAACGTCACTCCGGAGATGCGCGAAAAGATCATCGAAACGATGACCACCCTGGACGACCGGGCTCGCAAAAGCTTGCAGCGCACCGGCGTGCCGGGGTGGGACAAGAACGTCATCCGCTCGGCGTCCGAGCATCTCGAAACTTCGGCGCACGTCTCTGCCAAAAAACTGTACCGGGGGCAGATCGACGACATTCTGCTCAACAGCAAGCTGTGGCTAGGGGACGAAAAACGCCTGGAGAGCCTGGCAGCAGCTGTTCAGACGGCGCGCACGCCCGGAGCCCGTGCTGCTGCACAGCGCGCATACGAAGAATATGCATTCAAGTATCTCTATATGGCGCCGGGCGGCCGGACTGTGACGATCGCTGGCAAGGAGATGCAAACTCTTGGCCGCGGAGAGGATTACAAAGAGTATGCCAAAGAGCTGCTCCGCTGGTACTCGGAGACCACTAACATCCAGAACTCCGTGGAAGACTATCTGTCAGGCGAGACCAGTTCGCGCCTCAAGATGATGGCCGTGATGATGCAGCTGGGGGGCGTCGTAGCCGCAGCAGCCGTCAACCTCAGTTCGCTTATCACCAACACCGTTCCGTTTCTCGCAACGCGGAACGAGGCGCGCGGGTTCGGGGGCGGCTTCGGGTTCGGCAACGCATCGACGGCGCTGTGGAAAGCTGGGGTGGACGTCGGCCACGCTCGGTTCCAAGACCAGAAGTTCCTGCAGAAAATGATGGCTGAGGGCAGCTGGGGTGACTACGGACTGACCCGGGCAGAGGCGGCATATCTATATGAAGCCACTTTGAATAACCGGCTGGGAGCAGCGCAGATGAACGCGCTGATTGGCACGTCGCGCGGCAAGGTGCAGAGCCCGAGAACTCAGGCTGCCATCCAGGCGTGGATGTCGATGTTCTCCTTCACAGAGCAGTATACCCGGAGAGTGACTGCCCTGGCGTCCTACCGGCTGCAGATGCAGAGACTCGTGGCGGAGAATGACGAGCTGGCTCAACCAGGGCTGTCAGCGCAGAGACGCGACCAGATCATGGAGGAGATCGAGAAACAGGCGGCCACGTTCGCCGATGAGGCGGTTATCTCGTCTCAGGGCGAATATGGCATGTTCAATCGGCCATCGATGGCGCGCGGGAACATCCTCCAGTACGTGTTCATGTACAAGCAGTTTCTCATCACGACTGTGCAGCTCCTGCGTAACATGCCCCCGTCGGGACGGGCGTACGCCCTCGGAGTCCTGTTTCTTGCTTCCGGGCTCAAGGGCATCCCGTTCGCTGACGACTTCATGGATCTGCTGGACACCCTGCTGCAGAAGTTCGGGTTCAAGATCGGCGGCGTCGAGAAGGAAATCTCCGAGTTCGTTGACGCGGTGGCGCCCGGAGTTACTCCAGTTGTGATGAGGGGCTTCATCGACCAGTTCACGGGAGCCACGGTGTCGACCCGATTGGGCTTCGGTGACCTGGTCCCTCTCACAGGCGCTTTCCGTGCTGGTGCGGATCCGGCGCGCGAGATGCTCGACTTCTCCGGGCCGGTGTTCGGCGGGCTTACCCAGCTGGTCGGCACCGGCGCGCAGACGCTGCAGTACGCGGCTGAGAGCGTCGGCCTGGCACCTAACCGGATATCCTTGTCGGACATCGCCAGGCAGTCTCCTGTGGCTCTGGCGAGGGCCTTGGGCGACGCCTACGTGTTCACCGGCACCGGGAAGATTATCAACAACCGGAACCAGGTTGTGTCGGACGATGCGAGTGCCGGGGTAATCTTCGCGCGTGCTCTGGGCTTCTACCCCGCCGCGGCGACCCGGATCAACGATGTGATCCGGATGAGCAAGCGCGCCACTGAGTACCAGCGGGAAATCACCGCAGGGTATACCGCTGCCTACATCAAAGCGGTGGTGACCGGAGACGACGATCTCCGCCAAGACATCGTTGACGCAGTGGCGAAGTGGAACGAAGCAGCTGAGGGGACTGGTCTGGAGCTGCGGAACTTTGGCCGCACGGCAGCGAGGGCTGCCCGCGAAGCGCAGCGACCGGCAGCCGCGCGGTATCTCCGCACGACGCCGATCGGAATGCGCCCCGAGACCATGGAGCTGCTGCGGGCCTATGGCTTGGAGGATGAAATCGAGTTCTAATGAACGATTACCGGCACGAAACTCGTGACGTCCACAGTCCACCACATACCGTTTGCGTCTGGACCAGCCACGATAACGGCAGCTGTATGAACCGGGGGGTCCCCCGGCTGCCGGCCTTCCAATAGGTCCACATCAGGTTCGCTGAAAGCGTTGACGATAGGCACTCTTTGCCCGTCGGTCAGCATTATTTCGAGTTTCCCCCAGTCCACGATATCCACGTCAAGGGCGCTCATCGAGCCAGCCCCCGGCAAAAGGCTGCCCGGCGGGTGTCCCGGTCGGCGTTCTTCCGGTCACCCTTTACAGCGTGGCGCTTGGCGTGCATCTCGAACCACTCCGCGGCTAGTTTCAAGCGGCTTTCGGCGTCGTCGAGCCGCGCCGCCAGAACTACCATCTCGTCAAACAACCGTTTGTTTTGCCGGGACAGATGAGCATATTCTTCGTGCGCAGGGTTGCGTCCCACCAGGCGGCTTTCGGCAAGAGATACAAGGTTTTCCCTGGCTAGGTCGATCGTCGGCGGCAGTGACTCGGTCTTGAGCGCGTGGACGATTTCATCGGTGATTGGGTATGACATGGCTGTTCTCCTATTTGACGACCGAGAGCTGCCCAAGAATCTTGTCCTCGAGAGCCGTTTCCCCGGGCTCGGTCGTAAGGTCTACCTCCAGCATGTGCCGGAGCCGGGAATTGTTGAGGTTCAGCACCACCACACAAACCTGCGGGAGCTTCACCGGGGTGTTCTTGGTCAACGTGGCCTTGCCACTGGCAGGGGTGCAGACGGCGCCGGCCATGGCCATCGTGTCGACAACACCCTTGATATCAAACCCCTTGTAGGCCAGCCATCTGCGGAGGTGGTTGCGATCGATCATCACGGTACCGCGATCAAACGGGGCCTGCATGTCTTTGCGGTGGAGGTCGATGCGGACCCGGATCTCTCCGCGGGGGATCCGGTTCGGGTCATATGATGGCTTCCCTCTGTCAGTGTGCGTCAGCGTGACCGTGCAGCCGGCGTGCTCCACCAGATATTCGGTCACCAGATCGAAGGCATCGAGCGTCTGGTCGATGACAACGGTTCGGTTGCGCCGGACATTCTCAAGAACAAGTTTCACAGCCGGTTCCGGCCGTACAAGGGTGAGCCCCCAATCATAGGCCAGCCGGCCGGCGAGATCCGAAAGCACGGCGATGGACTCCCAATACCGCTCCTCGCCAGCGAACTGAAAGTGGTACCTGGCTCGGAACGTGTCGAAGGCATCCGCGACCACAGCCTTCACGCCGCTCGGCCCGAGCTCCAGCAGACGCCGCACGAACTCCGGACCGATATGGCCGTAGTGCTCGTTGATGGCTTTGTAGAGCTCGCGTCCGCCGGTGCTGTTCCCCTCGAAGATTTTTTTCCGCTCTACCGGGAGCTCGAGAACACGCACCCGCTGGGCCCCATACTCCTGCCCACTGGTCAGCAACTTCGACCCGAAAGACCCGTTCATGGATGCGATCATGAACATGCACCACTCCCGGGCGGTCTTCTCCTCGGAGTTTCTCCCAAGGCGGGCCTTGTCTCGCCCCTGAGTAACCATATAGACCAGCTCCCCGGCGTCGCGGGGGTCAAGGATGGTTGCCTCGTCGATCGTCACCGGCAGGTTGTTGCACATGCCCATCCGGCCGAACAACGCGTTCTGAGTGAACTTGGCAGCAAAGTGGAGCTTGCTCGGATCCCCCCAGATGCTTTGTGCCCACAGCTGTGCCAGGGTCTTGCCGGCCCCCGTGTCGCCGCACAGAACGATCAGCGCCCCTTTCAACCCAGTGAACGGCAGCAGGATGGATGCCAACGACGAGAGCCAGGTGAAATACTGCTCGGTGAGCCCCTGCGTCTGAAACAACTGTGTCAGGTTGATCTGCTTCTGACGGCCGCCGGCGGTGTGGTAGAGACCGCTGCCGACCGCGATAATCGTGCTCGACAACTGCACCTGCTGGTCGAATATGGTCCCATCCGGAGCGCGGGATATTAGCCGGTCGCCGATCACGAACTGAGTGAAAGACTCCTTCCAGCCCATGGTGGAATATGAGTTTGTCAAAGTGCGGATCTTCCGCAAATTGTCCATGTACCCGCGCAGCATCATCTGGAAAGTTCTCGTCTGCTTCTCATTGAACAACACGATGCCTTGGTCGGCACAGCTTGAGCCGAACTCCCGAGCACCGTCGACCAACAAGGCTTGGCGCAGTGTGAGCAGCTGCCATCCGACATGGGATCGATGCCAGCGAAAGCGGCACACCTCGTAGCCAAGACCTTCATCTCTGCCATAACTCACCGGATAGATGTCGAAGGGAGTCACATCGACCGGGACATCTTCTATCACATATTTGATCCCCTCGGGAGTTCGCTTGAAGCCCCGAGGAAGTGGCACAACCATCGCCTCCTGGTCGGGTGCATCAGCCGACGGAGCGATCTCCAGAAAGCTAACGCCAAGCCGTACGGGGGTAGTTATCTTGTCCTTGAACGGGCACTTGTCGCAGCCCTTTGCCCTCGCTTGGTTGAACCTTTCACACGTTGCCGGCCCGGTGGTGCTGTCTTTCCATTGCTGCATTTTTCTCAGCGTCGCAGGACGGCTGAACCCGGGGTGCTGGTCAGACCATGCGACAGCGACTCCCTCCGGGTCTGCCGTATATGCCGCGACACCGAGCATGGCGTACCACATTGGCTCGGGCACTTGGGCCTGGTTCTCCACCCCCCACCGGATCTGCTGGCACTTACTGACGATGGTCGCTGCATCCGCAGGCGGTCCAGTGAAAGGGACCTGCATCGCTGCATTGAGTGCCATGTTCCCGGAGAAGGCCGCCGGGGGGCCCGGGGCTCCTGCGGGGGTGTTAGGCTGCAGAGCAGATCGAACGGCCGCCACAGCCCGGCAAAACTCGACCACGGGTATATTGGGAGCGTCGGCGAGCAGCACCACCGGGGCGTTTCGTTTGAAGTTCATCGTACAGATCGGCCGGAGGACGCGCGAACTGTCGGCTGTCACTGTCGGGTCGATGTGCAACTCGGCCTCGATCAACGCCGCCTTGAGCGCCTCGGCCAGCACCTGCCAGGCACTGCCGTCCAACTCCTGGTCAAGCACCCAGTAGCAGTGCAGGCCAGCGCCGGAGCCGACGACAATAGGCCGGGGGAAGCTGTGCTTGTGGAGAAAGCCGCCGAGAGCCCCAAGCCCTTCGCGCCACGTCGGATAGGGCTTGCCGGGGCCGCAGTCGATATCAGCCGCCATCGACCGCACCCACGCCACGTTCCCCTGCTTGCGATTCTCCTTGGTCTTGAAACTGGCCACCGAGAAATACGCATCGACGCCACCGTCGGAGATAGCCTTGGTAACCGCCGCCACATCAGCCACGGTGTCAACCATCAACTGGCGCGGGGCTCGGCCTTGCGGGATAGCCAGCGTGGCATAGAAGCCCGTTGCGGGAAGAACCCGCTGGAGGAAGCTGAACGTGTCCATAGCGGTTCCGGGGTAGCGGAGGGTCTATACCCTCCGCTACCTTGCATCGCAGGTCAATAGCGGGCGGCGAGATCGAGGAAGCGCTGCTGTCGCTCCCGGTCACCCATCTTCCGGATTTCCTCAGTAGGCCACTGAAAATCGCGGATCACGGCGCCCATCTTGGCGAGGGCTCGCCGGAGCTTCTCCTCATGGGTGTGCCGGGGGTTCCGATCGCCCCTCACCCAGGAGTAGTAGGTGACGCGGTGGACGCCAGCCAATGTCGCCACGGTAACCACCGACAGAAGCATTCGCTCCCGGATAGCCTCCAGTTTCTTGATATCGATCGGCTCCCTCATCACACCGCTCCGCCAGGATTGAGGAGAGCCGCGATCTCTGCGGCCAGGCTCGAGCTGTTGCTGCTGACCACGACCGGCTCCGCGGTCTCCGCAGCCGGGGCCGGGGGCGGGGCCGGGATGTTGCTGCTGACCGCAGCGGGTGCGGGTGCGGGTGCGGGTGCGGGCGCCGCAGACGAAGCGCCAAATCCTGAGCGCCGCTTCGCCTTGGCCGGAGAAGCGGCAGGAGCAGGAGCAGGAGCGGGAGCAGGCGCCGCGGGCGGCACAACCGGCGCAGGCGGAGGGGCAAGCGTCGGCGGCACAACCGGCGCAGGCGGAGGGGCAAGCGTCGGCGGCACAACCGGCGCAGGCGCCGCGGGATCCGGAGCCCGGGTCACCGCGCGGATAGCCTCGGGGTCCTGCATCACAGCATCAACCGCGGCCTGCTGCTCGGCACTCAGGTAACCACCAATCTGGAACTGCAGTTTCGGAAATGATGCCGACGGGTCGAAGGTCATCCTGGTGATGACGCATTGCACCGGGATGCCGTGCTGGTTCAACTGGCGGATATACTGACCAAGACCCTTGAGCGCCGCAGGAGTCACGTTCAGCAGGTAAATCCCCGCCGAAGGATCCTCCGGGCCTACCACGGCGAGCCGCTTGTGGTCCGAGCACGCCTTGAGCTGCTGGCCGGTGTCGGTCTGCTTGGAGCCCCACACATTCTGCGGACACCCGGCGCACGATGCGGCCTGCTTCATCGGGCTGTCCGGGTTCGGCACAATCCCGTTGTCCGAAGAACAATCCGGAGCAGCGGCCTCCTGATCGGGCGACCACCCCTGAGCGTACCAAGTCTTGGAAATGGCGGGGTTGGCCCCAACCACCACGACATCGAGGTGCAGCGTCGGGACGAGAATCTCCTCCCCATGCTCGATGATGCGAAACCGGGCGCCCTTCAAACTGATGCGCGACGTGGACTCCCCACCAACGCCGGCCATAACCGCCGCAGAGAGTGAGGTGGGGTCGGAGACCGCCGCCGGCCCGATACGACCGACGAGGTGTGCCGGCACCTTAAGGCCGGTGTGGGTGACGATGTCGTTCATGATATGATTCCTTCCTGGGGGTTACTTGGTTCCAACCATTGCCTCGCGGGCCTTCGTAGCGACGAAAACCTCCGTCAGCTCGTACTCGTCCTTGGCGATATACGTGCCGTAAAAACCGCGAACGATATAGCCGTTGGCGACTCGCTCGACTTCATAGTGTCGAGACGTCCGGGGCATATCCGCGCTGTCAGTGCGTGAGTTCGTCATGTGCCTACTCCACTTTCGCTGACGGACGGCGGACGTTAACGTTGATCCGCTGGGAAAAGTCGACCCCGGGAGGCACATGACCGACGCTGTCCAGGATCTCCCGGACGACGGACTTGTTCACACCCTGGGTCAGCATGTCCCAACGCTGTTCCTCGGTGATGTACGCAAGCACCGCCTCCCAATCGCTGACACGGGCCGTGTCGATGCGCGATAGATATGCGGTACCATGGGGGGTTTTGAAGCTGTCGACACCGGTAGCCGTGGCAATCTGCAGGATGTATGCCTCCAGCTTGCCCATGGCCTCGTTGATCGGAAACAACCGGTCCTTTGTTTCCTGCTCGATGGCGGCCTTCCTATCACGAAGCTCGACATACTTCGCGATGACCGCGTCTACGGTCGGTTCTGTCACTGCTGTTCTCCACGCGTCTCTGCCTCGATGACTTCGAGGAGTAGACCCTGCAGACTCTGCCGTTTTTCGAGCCGGTTGTAAACACGTTTTTCGAGGGTGGACCCATAAATGTGTACCCGGATGGTGGTGTGCTGCTTGCCGATACGCTCAGTCCGCCCGCAAGCCTGGGTATATATCTCATTTTTGTCGATCGGCCCGTACCAGACCATCATCCGGGCACGGGTGAGGGTAAGACCATGGGCCATGCAACCAGGGTGCGCGATCAGGATTCGGGGGTCCGGATCGTTCTGGAACTCATGGAATATGCGGGTTCGATCCTTTGCCGACACGTCCCCGTATACATAAGCGCATGTGTAGTGTTTACTGAGTTCCCGATACAACATCGCCAGCACCCCGGTGAGCGGGACGAACACAATCACCTTATCTTGAGGGTGCAGAGCGTCGACAAACTCCCGCACCAAGTCGACGCGAGGTGTAGCGTCGAACTCGACCGGGCGGCCGGCCGTATCATAGGCAACCCCGCAGCTGATCTGCAGCAGTTTGTTCACCTTGACCGCCTCGTTGACCGCGGTGATCTGGCCGCCGGCATGCTCAGCCATGAGACTCTTCACCATGGTGTTGTATGCAGCACGCTGCTCATCGCTCATGTCCGACTTGCGTTCCATGGTGACAACTGCCGGAAGGTCGAGACACTCATCCCGGGTAAATCTAATAGCGGGCTGCAGGATCTGGCGAACCGTGTCGATGGCGCCTGCTTTGGGCACATATCGGAAGTTCCCCACCTTCTGCATCACCAGATCGCGGAAAGCGCTGTATGACCTGGCGATCCCAGTGTTTCCAACCAGCTTGGCCAACGCCCAAGCATCGGTCGGCTCGTTCGGGGTGGGCGTGCCGGTCATCAGCCAAAGCCGGACGTTCGGGTTCCGGGTCAGAAACTTATACAAAATCTTGAACTTACGCGTCTGGGGGTTTCGATAGACGGCAGCCTCGTCGACAATCACAAGATCGAACATCCCATCGGCCTGATCGGCGATGATCTCAAACCCTTCGTGGTTGACGATGTAATAGTCTGCGTCCGCACTCGCCAGCAGCTTCCGGCGACGCTTGGCGGTGCCCCGCAGCACCGTAGCCACCCGCCCTATAAGGCTTGTGAATATCTCCTTGCTCCAAACCGGATCGAGCGTTGACAGCGGCGAAAGCACAAGCACGCGCTTCACAGCCCCGATGCTCATCAGATAGTCCGCTGCCCAGAGTGCCGACTGCGTCTTCCCAGTGCCGATGTCGTTCAGAACAAGACACCTGGGGTGGATGGTCAGGAACGCCGAAGTCAGCCGTTGGTGTTTGTAGGGAGTGAATCGCCCCGGCCAATTGTAGTGGTAGAGGATGGGCGACGGCACTCGGATGCCCATGTTGTTCAGCACCCGAACAGAGTCCAGATCATGCGAAACCATGACCAGAGGGTGACCCCCAACCTGCTGGGCAGTGGGTAGACAGGCGGCCACCTGCGCCGGATTGTCTGTCCGAAAAATGACCTGCCGCTTGTCTTCGACAACAATCATAGCCGACTGATCCTGGTGAGCAGGGCGCGGAGAACCCCCATAGACTCGGGGCTTTCTCCGACGACAACAAAGGTGCAGCCGCCCGCCCCTGATATGTTCTGCAGCGTACGGGCTTGCAGGTCGGTGAGGACCCCCCGCGCAGCCTTGGTCTCGATGGCGATGAAACGTCCTTTGTAACAACAGATGAAATCCGGGATGCCCATATGACCCATCCCGCTGCTAACCGGCATGAAAAACCAGACACCAAACTCCTTGAGAAGATCCTTCACCAGCGCCTTGACACGACCTTCCGGAGTCCGGGATTTCCTGACGGAAGCCCTACTTCGCGTGGGGACAGGTTGGCTTTGCCGGGCAGAAGTTGCAGAGGCCGGAGGGGCGAGCGGGCCAGCGGTTCTGGGCATGGGCTTCCTTTATCTTGTTGACCCGCTGGACAACGCCAGCGAGAAGGTCGGGGATTTGGGTTCGGCTGTAAACTTCGCTGTCCTGCTTCCTATCCTTGAGCCACACGAACACAGCAGTGACCGACTGCACGGCCGGGCTGTGTATCATTGTAGCCGCCGCAGCAATCTCCATCTGGAAAAAATCCGGATATCGCTTCCCGGTCTTCCAGTCGGCGATGACTGCTCGGTTGCCAGCCACAACCTCGACATCGGTCTTGGTCCGGAGAAACACGTCGCGGTCCCACCACCCCCCGGGAGCGAACGACCGGTTGAGACAGCGGTCAACCTCAGCCTTGATCGTGCCACCTTGTGCAGCGGCTTCGAAAGCCCCCACAACGGGCTCGTGGTGAGCGAGATCGTGAGGCAACGGTACCTTGTCGTTGATCCGCTTCTCCAGCGCCTCATGGCTACGGTCGCCCGCCCAGGACGCCTTGGTGCCGACGTCTTTAATGTCCTGGACAACCCGCTGTCGGTAGTATCGCAACGGACACTGCTCGAACTGCTTCAAGCTGGTGAAGGAGTGAGCAGCGGGGATGGCTGGCATTCAACTGTTCTCCGATATGCGGCGCGCATGGCGTCCCGTGCCAGCTTGTCGCATAAATCATGGACATAGGTCCGCGGAGAGAGAGTCCCTGAGTGCGCTTTCACATACCTAACCCGAACTTCGAGCCGCATCGAACGCACCGTATCCGCCAGGGTGACGCATGCACGCTGCACCTTGGTCGGGTTCTTCCTCGGGGATGACCCCCTCCAGTTCTGAATGATACGCAAAGCGTGATCGTTGTCCAGAGTGAAAAGGACCGTGTCGAACTTTCTCACCACGCCTTGTAGAATCCCCAGATGCAGGGCGTTGATCGCCGCCATCAGCTCCGCGTGGTAGCTATTGGATACAGGTTGCCGGAACACCCCGGCCTTCACTCCAGTGCATCCCCGCTCTGATTTAACCCATCCGGCCCAAGCACCCACGGGTGCGCGAACGCTTGCATCTGATATTATGGTAACTAACACGATGAATCTCCTTGCGTACGGCTACACTTCATCCGCCCCCAACCAATCGTGGGCACGCCACGTTCCCAGCATCTGAGCTGCAGATACAGCCTGAGACAGCGTCCAAGTACTGGGTGCATAGATGTATACAGCTTCGACCTTCTGGGCGTAGTCGCGCTCCTTCCAGACAAACAACCTGTAGGGGATGCTGCCCGGGATCGGGCAAAACTCCAGCCCCGCCGCGATATCGCGCCAGCTGCTTGTGATCTTGTGCATGAGTACGGTGCGGCCGTTCTCCGGCCCCCCGGTCAACATGATCGCCCGAGGGTGGTGCCTGACAACGCGGGCAACGCCCCGCATCACAGTATCGTTCAAAGATTCACACGACTCGGCATAGATACTGGTACCCACCGCAGCAGAATCCCCCTGACATCTGTTCTCCGAAAGAGATCAATTCCAGCTAAGAGGGAAGAGCTCACCTCCATCTTCGGAGTACACCTGCTCAATGCTCGCGCCAGAAACCATGCCGAGTATATCGACGGCTACCCGGAAAAACAGCTCGGGATTATCCCTGCCGATCTCCATGAACAGCTGTAGCGCACCATCCAAAAATGCCCTGCGGGCCGCAGTCTCCCGAACAAATGCTTCGTCACCAGTCATGCACGTTCTCCTTGGTTAAACCTATCCAGAGGGACTAGGTCCCCGTAGTTGTATCCGATTCCGATCTCGCAGTCCAGAGGTAGCCCCGGCATCCACACTGGCGGGGTCGTCATCGTGGTGTGGACAAAGCTGTGGGTTGCGTGGATATCCTGCTCCCGAACCAACAGGACGATATTGTCGTGGACTTGGAGTAGAACCGGGGCGACACCCCGCAAAACCACCATCTTCTCCCGGATGATATCGGAGGCCAGCGCTTGGATGATGTTCTCCAGAACCTTCGCGCCGTATAGCCGGGTCGCGGCATCGGGAGAGATGTCACTCCCGGTCATATTGGATTTCACCCTCGCGAGCAGCGCTGCGCTGGTACTGCAATAGGAGGCCTCGCCCCCGACGCGAAAGATGCCTGGGTAATCCAACGCCATACCGTTCGGGCGGATGATCCGTGTACCCTCAACCCGAGCCCACTCATTGATATCGCAGTTCGCTCCATCAATCATGGCCTGGATCGCATCGTCGAGACGAAACCACATATGCCGGATCCGGGTAAACTTGTTCCTGTAAAAATTAACATCCATCGACGCTTCCGATGACAGCAGAATGATACCCCCCTGTATACGGGCCATCTCCCTGTAGCTCTCCGCTCCGACGCCATATTGCAGCGAAAGTATGGACACCTTACCCAGCATGCGCTCCCGCTTATTGGCCTTGGTGACCTTGAACCCGAAACGCTCACTGGCGTAGCTGCTGTATACATCTTCACCCTGAGCAAACTGGTTCACCAACCCCATCTCCCCGCAGAACATGGCGCAGAGCCGGGCTTCGATCTGAGACAAGTCAACGTCAAGCAAGACATACCCCGGCGGCGCCTCCATGCACTGCTTTAGGGACTTGCCGTTGCGGCTGGGCAGGTTCTGCAGGTTAATGCTGCCGGTACCGGAGAACCTCCCTGTGTGCGCTCCGTAATAGTTCAAAGGAACAGGCAGCAGCCCCCGAGTGGAAATGCCGAGAAACCGCTTGGCACGGGTCTCATCCAGCGATGACTGAGTTCCCAGCCTAGCCTCGACGAAGCTGCGCACCAACTCGTCATCGCTCAAGAGAAGCTCGGCGGTTATGCGGTGCGTCTTGGTGAGGGACGGCTCCCCGGTTTTGGCGGATCTGGGCAGCCGACCGCTGAGCAGCCCATCCAGAAATCGAATGGCGTCACGGCTGCGCAACCACTTGAAGAAAGCCTTTCTGTCGACACCCCCGAAATTGGGTAGGTCCGGCATACCCACAAGATCGGCCAGTTTTTTCTGCAGATCCTCGACAAGAGTGTCCTTCCTAGCAATGACCTCCCGCGTGTAGTCAACCAGTTTGCGCTGGTTCAGATGGATGTAAGGCTTGGTAAACATCTCCAGCGTAATGTGGATAGCGGCCCTCTCCGTCAGCGGGAGTTTGTTTTTGAGAATGTGAAACAGAGCGAGGCAGTTCTCGGCATCGCGATTAGCATAGAGCGGGCCGTAAGATGCAAGCTCATGGAGCGTCATGTCTGAGCGCCGCTTTCCCTTCATCTGCACTACCATATCGCCCTTATCGGGCAGACCGTAATGGCGAGAGAGTTTAGCCAGCGACAGGCCGGGCGATACCCGGTGGAACGGACGCGCCATCTTGAGAGTGCATGCCATGACCCGAGGGTGGATATTGTAGCACCAAGCCAGGATGGCGAAATCGAACAGGCCATTGTGGGCAACGACCGTCCGAGACTCAAGATTTAGGGCACTAAGTTCAGCGTGAATATTCTCATAAATCCATCGCGTAGGCGTCCCCGGCTCTGCGATGCTGACACCGATTGTCTCGAACCGAGGGTCGCGAATATACTCCTCGGTGGACATCTTTCTCAAGCTATAGTCGTCGCTGTAGAAAGTCTCAAAGTCGATAGCCACAACATTCATCTGCGTGTTCTCCAAAATATCCGGATGCCCTTCATGTCCCACCGTCAACATGCTGGTCGGGATCCCCAAACGGTGAGTGCTTGCGCAATGTCGGGTTGGCCGTAGCCACGACGTTCCGGATCGACGCCGCAGGAGGTGTGGGGTCCCTAACTCATGCCCGAAACTGTATACGCCGGGGGCTAGGCTTGCAAGAGTTTTTGCGCCAGGGTCGCCGCAAGCCGCCCTCGGTGGTACTTGAACATCTCTTCGGATATACCAGGTCCAAGGAACAGGCCGAGAGGTCGGACATTGCCCCGGTCACGCCACGCATCCAGCTCCGAAAGGAGGTCGTGGTCGGCATAAGCTGTCAAAATACCGCGCATCTCTGGAAAGTAGTAGGAAACCTCGGACCACCGAATAGCCGCAGGACCAGACCGCAGAACTTGCATGAGGACATCTTCCGAAAAGCTCCACTGGAAGCGCTTCTCATATACTGCATATACACTCCGAACTAGGTCCATCATGGCCTCGGCGGCCTCCCAATAGCGGGGTATTCCACGCGCAAACCCACCGAAATAATGGGAGATAGCCGGATTTGACGCCAGCGGTGGCAGCGAACCGGCGGGTCGCTTTATGTATTGATTGACGACATCCGAAGGATACTTTTCCCACTCACTTGCATCCATTACCTGCAGCCTGGACCCGTCAGCAGGGAGCAGTGACAAACGGTGCCGATAGCCCGTAATGCCAACTCTATCAAACGCAGCCCCGGGGAACGCGACCCGTTCCAACTCAAGTAGCGGGCGGGGTCTCTGGGGAGCAGTGTATCCAACACTGGCGATTGTATTGAACCCGCCCGACTTAGAGCTGTATTTGCTTACCCCAACCATAGAAATATCGATCGGGATGTCCTCCAGCGGAAGCAGGTGCTTGAACGGGGCGCTGGCGATAGGATCCGCCACCATATCCAAAACAGCGTTGACTAGGCCCGTCCACTCCGCTGTGTGGTGTTCTTGTATAGCTAGTTGCTTCATCTTGCCCACATAATCTGCAAGCCGTGATCGCAGCCGACGCCCATGATCTACCTTGATGTTGCTTGACTTCCCAGGCATGCTTACTCCTCCTCGATAACATCTTCATCTGGATTATACAGACGACTCTCCTCGACGGCTTCCGCTACAGCCTCGTCACTGGTTAGACGTTCATATTCGGCCTCCAGTTCCTTAAAGAAGTCCTTCATCATACTTCGCGCCCAGATGTTGAATGCTTCATTAAAACGGTCCATCCCGGCGTAATTCCAACTACCATTTTCATACTGTTTGAGGTATTCGTCATGGAGACGAAGAGCAGCAAGCAAGTTCAGCGGCATCGCGGACACCACCTCCTCTTGTTCAACGTAGTACATGTAATTAAACTCAACACTGTGTGACACACTATGCTCGTGGTAGTAGTTACTACCCCCTACACGGCGGGGCACGACACTCAGAGTAAACAACCTTGTCTTGAGTCCCGCCAATATGGCAGTTTTGTCTCCGTCGGTAAGTGGAGACCCTGAAATCGTATGCAGCATATCCAGGAAGGCGTCTAAATCAACGCCTTCTTCGGGTTCGATCTCTCCGCAAAACTCGAAGCTTGCACCGCTGCCCTGTATGTAGAACCCGGTCCACATAGGGTAACTCACTGATAAGCACCTAAAGATACCAAATGTATCTGATGCCATCCGCGTCTTGAAATCGTCCCAGATACACTCGAACCAAAACTCTGATTCGACATTTATGTACCTGTACTTGTCGATGATGCACTGGGGTATATTTCCAGTAGTCATTCCCCAACCTCCCTATCTTTGGCGGACATCAGATAACTCCCCGCCGACCTCGGAGAGTTTCGACAGCAACAATAAGCGCAACTCGTTGCAGAGGGTCCCTCAGCTCTTCGAGCAAGTCTACAATTCTGTGGCTGTGAGACGGCCACCCTATTTCAGAAGCCACGGTATTCCACCGGCTCATATCAGTAATCCGATTGTCGATAAGCCCGACTACGGCGACCATAATCCCCGTCCACTCATATTCACGGGGCATTGCAGCCCCATTATTTGTTTCCCGGTCATATTTAGGGGGAATCGCAACCTCAGGATTTGTTGCCCAGTCAGGGTGCTGAACCAGCCATGGACGGTCACGGAACCTCGGGAAGATCCGAGTGGAGATTTTGTCTACGTGGGCGATGCTTCCGGTCATCGTATCTCGCATTCGGAAAAACTTCTCTATGAACACAAAGTTACGGCGAAACTCGGCATCGACATCCCTCCACATAGGAATAGCCGAATGTATCTGTTCTTCCGTTATTCGGTTGTAAACCTGTATCTCGCCGGTCTTGGTATTGAACCCTATAAGTTCGTCTACCAATACCCACGGATCAGTATATGCATGCCTCGATCGGACATACGTGTAGCCGCGTACCGTCTTAAGTGTGAGCATATCACACGTCTCAGCCATCCACTTAGGACTGTTCTTTCTTAGCGGCTGCACTGCAATAAGCCAGTTATCGGAAGTCAGTATTCCGTTTGGCGGAGCGGTTGGGGTAGTTGACCTCAAACGTGCGGGATTTTTTCTGTCGAACTGCGGATCGCTTTTATGAAAGCGGCCACCGAACATCACCTCCATGGAGTAATACAACCATACCTGGATGCGTGGGTTGTCGCTCCTATCGGCCGGATCGAACCGCACAACGATTTTCCAGTCCCTGTCATAGTACGAGCATCCTTGATACTTATTCCACTTCCTTGCAGTGCGGATATGATGAGCCACACTATCATAATCCAGCCGAATTGGATCTCGCCTACTTCCCCACGCCATGACACGTCTCCTTCGCTAATATCTGGTCGGTTACATCTTGATGACTTCGCCCCACGGCGCTTGGTCAGCGCCGTTGCTCACCCAGAGCGTGGGGTATGGTGTCGGCACGCCGAAGTCGCTGCAGTAGAGGTCGGTGAGAAAAACACAGGCAACCGGTTCAATGTCCTTGTCTTCAAGAAACCTGAACACCGGAGAGAACGCCGTTCCTCCGCCACCGTGTGGCTTGATAACCAACTCGTCATCCGGCAGGAACACGTCGTGGTGGGCCACCTCACTGTCGAAGTAAACGACATGCAGCTCGACCGGACGGCAGTCCTGGTGGGCGGCCTTCACCTCGGCCGCAAACTCATTGAGGATCTTCTCGCTGATGGATCCGGAGCAGTCCACAGCAAACACGACAGGTCCCATCTGCTCACCATTCCGGCTGGCAGCGTAGATCCCCTGCGACGCAAAGCGACGGTTTGGGCGGGAGTAGGACCGCTCATCGGTCTTCGCCTTGACGAGGAAGTTCCGAAGAACTTCTCGCCAATCCAGCTTGGGGTCGAGGATTTCCCCGACGAGACGCTGCAAGCCGGCGGAGAGCTTGCCTGCCATCTTGGCCGCCTGAGCAGCCTGAGCAGCCCGGATCTTCCACTCACCAGCCTGTTCCTCCTGCTCAGCGGGAGACCCCTCTGCATCGAACAGAACGTCCAGAGGATCCCCGCGGCCGTCGCCGTAGTCTGAGGGCAGCAGGTTGTAGATGTTGTCGGTGATACCATCGCCGGCCTTGAACAGGCTGTTATCCAACAGCGCACCCTCGGGCATCCTGCCGATTTTCTCTTCGGTCAAGTGCTGATTGATGACATAGTCACCAGCGGCGTTCCACTTCCTGGGATCGCGACCGTGACGCCGGTAGCAGTGATCCATCATGGGGTGCATACACTCATGCGCCATGACAAACTGGAGTTCGGCGTCGGTCAAACTGTCCAGAAACTCACGGTTCCACACCACCCACTTGCCGTTGGTCCCAGCCGTCGACACTTCATCACCAACCAGATAGTGGGGCATGGACAGCGCGAGGTATCCAAAGAACGGATTGTGCATCACGAGTTGGGCCTTGGCTTTCGATATCCGCTGCATCAGGACGCTGTCACTGGGGATCCGGGTTCCGCCAGTGCGGGACCCGGTGTGGTCGGGGGAGTAGGGGGAGTTCGGAATGCTTGGGACGGTCATTGTCACTTCTCCTCAGGTGTGATGTTGTTGAGAAAATCGGAGACTCTCGGGGCTTCGGGGTTAACCGGATGTTCGATGCGGCGGATAATTTCGAACTGCTCCTGTAGCGCCCATGATAAGTAGACGATGTCGGGGGTGCCGTTTTCCGGGGCATCATCCGGATAAGGTGGTTCCGTGCAGGTGTGCTCCACGTCGTCGATATTTTCGCCGATCCGAACGAACACCGTGGGAAACCCGGCCTCCTCGGCAAAGTGCAGGAGCTTGTTAGAAGCCTGCACATCCAGATAGCCTTCGTACCATTTGACGCTCTCCCAAAAGGCAGTCAGCATGACGCCCTTCGCGATCTGGCCCCCGAGGCCCGCCTTGTAGTCGATATCTTGCACCCCGTAGTGGTCGTTCATTTCATGGACGACATCGGTCTCACCACTGAGTGTCAGCTTCGCCATGAACTTGACCAAGTCCTCGGCGCGGAGAAACCCGATGCCGATCGCCACATCAGATCGATACCCCATGTTAGTTACCTCCTCTAATTCATCGAGATCACAGAAGCGGCGGTTGGCTGTTGTCGCCATCCGAGTCGGTTGCCAGACAGAGTACCTCGATGGTGTCGCTGCCCGTGATCTGGGTGACAGAGTTGCCAGCGCCCCAGATGTTGACCAGATACGACGACAGCGCCGCTCGAACCCGATCAGCATCAAACGGGGCGGTGTTCACGACACGGACTTCACCGGGCTGCATTCCCTGGATCTGCGGCCTGTAGACGGCGGCCAGCTCTCCGGACTTGGCCCTTGGGGACTTCACATGGTGGGTGAACTCCCCTTCCATCAGCGGCTCTCCCTCGGGGGGGACGATCATGAACTGACATTTGAGATTGCGGAGTTGCATCGCGATCTGCGTGATCGCTCGGGTGCGGATATTCATCACTGTTCTCCCTTGGGTTAGGCGGCTGCCATGAACGGAGCCATGGCATCCAGGATTGCCTGCGCATCATCGGCCACCGATTGGCGAACCGTCGTGTAGTCACGCAGGGTCTGCGGATCGCAGATCAGTTTGTCCTCAACCTCGCGGCGCATCGCTTCCAGGTTGGGGTCGTCGGTCAAGTTAAGTCGGGGAAGCAGATCGATCAGCTCAGCGATGTTCTCGACGAGGCTGTTCCGGAACTGGGCTTCGGGGTCCTTGAGACGTTCTGCCATCTTGGAGACCCGGTCATAGAGACGCTTCCACACATCGCGAACGGCGAGGGCCTGCGCCTCAGCGACCTGCTCCGTGATCTGCTTCTGGATGCGCTCCATCTGCTCCGACGAGAGATGCACCCGGAAGTCCTGCGCCGAAGGAACCGGCAACACGGTCATGGTGATCCTGAACCGCCGGCGAATGTCGGTGACATCGGGGTAGTCCTCGCTCTTGAACATCGCTCCAAGCGTGTTCTGCGCTTCATGAACGAGACGGGGGTATTCGTGGACAAACCGATCAACGAGGTTCTCCCACTCCGACTTGTGGAGGTCAAACTGCCGGGTAAACTCCAGAAAGTTTGCAGTCGGCAAGATCATCTGACCGTCCATGCCCCACGGGAGGGTCTGTTCGTAGAACCAGGTCCGGATGGCAGATGTCTTGGAGACGACGTCCCGGAGATAGTCGTTGGCCGGAAGCAGCGACTTGTTGTAGCGACCGACCGTCTCATCGACGTTCTTGCTGCGGGCAACCTCCTTGGACACTTCCCGGTCAAACCGCCGTGCCGTCCACTGGCTGATGCCGAGGTGAACAAGCACCGCACGTTCATTGAGCTGAACCATTTTCTCTCTCCTCTCTGTGGTTAACTGTTGAACCCGAAAAACCGAATGTCAGTCATCCCCTCGCGTCCTCTCGATGACGGCTCCCAGGGGTATCTGACACCACAACGCCGCCACCGTGATGACGGCAAAGATGATGGCCAGCGGGGTGTCGTTCATCCACACCAAGGCGTAGATCTCGCACCCCGCCGTGGTCAATGCGAACACCGCCAGCCAGAACTTCAAGAAATACAGCAGCATGAGGTTCTCCTTCCTGTTCATCCCACCCTCCTAGAATTGGCTGGAAAACTCGACGCACCCGAGGTCGTCGATATCTTCGAGATAGCCGCCGAACGCGGTCAGCGCCCCGGTCTCCATGTCGAGAACCACAACCCCGGCGTCGCCGTGGGAGAAATGCCCAAGGTCGACCGGATCCAGACTGTCCGGACCCTCAATAAGGCCCATCGACAGGGTGCCGGGTCTCGCAGCATGGATCACCCCGCATATCCGGGCCGAAGCATAGGACGCATCTCCGCGCCTCATGAACTTGCCGGCATCCTTGAGGAGCGGGATCACATCCCCTCCCAACCAGTGGAAATAGATCGCCGCGAAAAACGGCTTCCTGGTTTTGTTGTTGGTCTCGGTGAGAACGACGATCACACGGTCACCCATATCACACTCTCCTGGCTCATCAGGCAGCGGGAGGAACCCCGCCACGACACCGGGTTTCCCCGGTGTTTCGCCTCACCACAACAGGTTCCCGTTCTTCATGGCGAACTGGGCGAACGCCGACGTGTCACAGAGCGACTGGTCCCGCCGAACTGCCATGGAGACGGTGAGAACGGTGAACTCTCCCGGCATTCGCTCACCGTATCGCAGGATGCTGCCCAAGTTCTGCTGGGTAACACGGGCCGCCAGAGCCCCGGACAGGGCGTAGAGCGTCGCCGGGTCATCCGGAACCGGGCTGTTGTCCGGGTCAAGAATGATCCGGTCGATGTTGGGGAGCTTGTTGACGATCCTCATGAACCCGAGGAACTCGGCGGCAGCCCCCTCACCAATGGACCCGGAGTAGAACTCCATCTCGAATGCAGGGTCGATCTTCCCGATGAACGGGGCGACGCCCTCCGACCACGAACGACACGTCGGGTTCACTTCCCGCTGTGGGTCGAAGTCGTTCAGAAGGGCCGGCCTGTATCGGAAGAACGACACCAGCGACGTCGGGACGTTGTTTGCCAATGCCCAGCTGGACCAATCGTCGAGATGCACATCGAGCGTCACCACGGTCTCACGGTTCCGCAGATGCGACAGCACCTTGTTGGACCCTGCTCGGTCAGACACCCGGTTCCCGGTCGAGATCACTCGCCAGCCGTCAGCCAGAGGAACACCGTGGAGGGTCCTTGCCTGGCAGATGTTGGCCATGACTTTCTGCAGATCGGGTGAACACTGGTTGCGGTCATCGAACAACAGGATGCCGCCCCTCTCGGTCCCGGGCTTCCCCTGGTAGGGGAACCACTCCGGCATCTTGTATCCGAAACTCGTGTCGCTGGTCATCATGTCGGGGACACCGAAATCCTCGACGACCATCGTCGGCATGTGCCGGGTGATGACGGGGATCCCCATCTCCTGGCCGGCCTCCTCCACGAGGGAGGTCTTGCCGACACCCGGCGGCCCCTCGATGCAGAGGGTGCGGAGGGAGGGGTGGGTATCAACGATCAGTTTCTTGAGGTTGGCGGGTCGCATATTCAGTTCTCCTGGGAGTTGTCTGCGAACGGCTTCCGACCAAACTCCCGATGGTCAGGGCCGAGGTGAACCACGATCTCGTCACCAGTGAGTGACCGCAGGGCATCACGGGACGCCTTGGCTTCGGTCTTGGCGGCAAAATAGTGGCGCTGACCGTTCACAAGGTAGCTCCTTGTGGTGCGGTCATACAGCTGGAACAGGCGTCTCATGGCATCACCACCGGATGGTCGACCTGACAGAGGGCCACCTCAGCTTCAATAGTCGCCACACGGTAGGTTACCTCTCCAGAGGACCCATACTGGCTGAGCCTCACGAAAAGACACCCACGTTCAACGGCAGTGAAGGTCTGGTCGTGCAGATACCACACCGGAACCCGGAAACCGGGGGCACCACTGGCAGGGCAGCAGTGAATTGATTCACCACAATACCTCAGCCAAGCATTGACGGTTCCGGGGACAGGGTATTCCCCGGTGTAGATTTTCTTCGTCCTCATGGCGGTCACTCCTTGGTTGGGGTCAGGCGAAGGGCCGGCCATGCCGGGCAGAGGGGTTCAGCGACGGACCCTTTCTGGGGTCCAGAGCAACCAGGGTGTAGGAGTCCCGGTTGTACTGGATCCGAATATGGGTGAACCCATACTGCCGCAACGTGGGGCGGTCGTTCATGGTGACGAAACTCCCGCAGAAGATGTCGTCGAGAGCGACATGCTCATGGCCGACGACAAAATCATAGACGGCGTCCTCAGGAGAGAGATACCGGTTGTAACGGGGTCTCACAGTGAGAGCCTTATACCGGCCCTCATTCGAGAGGTCGTGCCAGTGGCGGCCGAGATCACGGAAGCTATTATATGTGGTTGCCTTCATAGGTGTATACCTCCAGCTGTGAGTGTATACGATTAGTCGTATACACCAGAGTGTAACCACCACTCCAGGGGTGTGGCGGACGGCCATTGTAGCACCGCCCGCCGGCGGCTGTCAACCCTGGGGGGTAGGGGGGCGGGGCGATTTGGCGGCGGCACGAGGATATGTATACACGTTTTCGGTGTTAGGAGGGGGGTTCTGGATAGTAACGTATACAAATACGGGGGTTTTTGAATACTCCTACACGTTTTTTGACCCCCTATTTGTATACTTTCGTGTTACATTTGTATTCAATTTTTGTATCCGTTTATGAGAAATCAAGGACTTGCGCGGAAAAAACTATCAAACGTTACACTATCTGGTGAAAATCTAGGGGCGCTGGATTTCACGGGGCTGCGGGGCTGTATACGTATACTGTATACGTATACTGTATTCAGTTTACATTTGGGTCCCCCTATATAGTGTATAAAAAAATGTATACACATATAGTTGATAAAAATGAGACCTCGAAACCAGGTTAGGAGTTACAACCTAACCCCATGGTTTTATTGCGCTTTCGCCCCAAATGGATACACTTTTTGAATACAAGTAATACAGTTTTTGTATACAAATGTAAACAACGAGCTTGTTTCGTTTTGTGCGCTGCACAATAGTCTCAAACCGGACCTACCGTCTGTAAGACGCTGATTTTCCCAGATATTTTTTAGCGCTACAGTTTGATAGCAACGTATACAAATGTAAACAGTCAACGATTATAAGGACTTGCGCCGAGGGCCCCGGGTGTTGCGGTGCAGCATGACCAGGGGGCAATGACCCCCCGAGCCAATACTTCTAGGATATCAGGTGCTTAGGGGCGGCGGACCCGGGTGTCGCGTGCCATGACCCCCCGACGAATAGGAGGAGCGCAGCGACGGAACCGCGCGCCCGCGTCCGCACCCGCGCCCTGCGCCCTGCGCCCTGCGCCCTGCGCCCTGCGCCCTGCGCCCTGAATCGCGGGCACAAAAAACCCGCCCCGGATTGCTCCGGGGCGGGCAGTGAGGGCGGGCTGTTAAACCCGCCGTAAGGTGGCAGATGGCAGCCTCGCGGGCTTCCGGCGGCCGACTGGTTCAACCGTCACGGATACCGTGGCGGCGCCCATCGGCGCGACCGGCGTTCCAGCGAGTCCCCGGATTGCCCGCCCCAACTCCCACAGGATGGTATCCATGGGAGCCGGAAGAGGGATTGGCTCCGGTTCCGGATACTCTCGCACCACCACAGACCGGTTGTGCTTCCGGCATTCCGCGATATCGCGGAAATACAGGAACTCACTAACCATGAAAGTTGGTGGGTTGTCCGATATCAGGATGTTGATGCCGGCGGGGATATTGGTTTCAGTCATGCTTGTCACTCCCAAAAAGTGGCGGGGCGGCGAAAGCCGCCCCCCC